GTTCAAATGTTTGATTATCAAATTTTTGACCAGATTGTTTTTGCTTTTGCAAATTTGGTGGGGTGCCAGTGCCCAAATCACGATGACTGAAAATGCCGTATAGATAAAAAACTCCATTTTCAAACCTATAAACAAGACTCATGTCGCGGGTTAAATGGGCGTGCCAATATCCAGCCAGAGCACTCCTATTGCTAAAAGCGTAATCACTGCCGCCAAATGGTTGTGTTGGATTTTTGGTTTTCCAGTCGATGAAGTCAGCAAACTTCTTTTTAACTTGCTGCTCTATTTTCTCAAATGTTTTGTTGAATAGCTTTGAGCGCTTAAACGTTATTGTTGCCAAGACCTAACTCCGCGAGTAACTCATCCGCAGTTTGGCCTTCTGTCCACTCCTGCTCTTCAGTTAGAATACCGCCTTCAGCCTGAATTGCTTTAAGAATAGCCTGTTCTTCGATGAAGCTCTTAAGAGTGATTTGCATGTCAAGCTCCGTTCAAATCTTTTGCAGATGTTTGAATTATATCATTCAAATGTGTGATTGTAAACTATTTATAGGCGCAGATAAAATGAGTCCTAAGACCAGCAGAGCTATTACTACTTGTTTTTAGCAAGCTTTGAATTGGCTTCTGATTCGGCTACGCGCTTTCTTAGGCTGCTTGAGCTAAAGCTATGATCTCTACTGTTGTAGATCAATTCTATATTACGTTGTTGACAAATCTCCTTACCAGTGAATTCTTTGCCAAGATACTCAACGCCAAGAATTCTGACATTGATTGGCAGCGTCAACATAATGTCTTCAAGATCTTTTTCGGTCTGATAAACAACAATTTCATCGACGTACCGGGTGGCCGCAAGTTGAATTTGACGTTCAACAATTGATTGAACCGGCTTATTTTTAGTATTAGGACGGTCAATAGTTGGATCAGTTTGAAGGGCCGCGATCAGATAGTCACAGTGATTTCTGGCTTCAGCCAACATAGCAACATGACCAGCGTGCAACAAGTCAAATGTAGAAAATGTGATTCCGATTTTCAGGCCACGGTCTTTGAGTTCACGAACTTTGTTGAAGATCATTTTCATCTCCCGAATTGTCTTTATTAATTTTTAACATAAAACATGTTGTTGTTCCAGCTATGGTGTATTGTCTTGTTATGGACAGCAATAACCCTACTGCCGTTTGCTTTTACCAGCACACACTTATATGAGCCGCCGTCGCGACGTTTTCATGTATGCTAACTCATGTACCTTGATAGTCGACATCCAGTACAGTGAGAGTGCATTATCCTGGTGTACACAGGATTTTTCCAAAACAATACAGCATAATTGAAACAACTTAATTTACCAAGCGCCATTCAGCATGTTGCGGTATGGTTTAAAGCTGTCTGCTTTGATGCCGCCAAAGGATTTTACTTCTTTTTGCAGATCAGAGAAATCGAACGAATTTACTTTTTCTTTAGAATATCCACAAGCTTCAATTAGATATTTGCGATACACGGTGGCATATCTAACCATCCAATTTCCGTAAGCTATCATTCTAATCTCCAAAATTTTTAGAAATCGATCATCTTAGATTCTTGACGAGCAAGAATTGCGCCTTCGTAATCGAAATCGTTAACTAAAACTTTAGAAGTAACTTGTTTAGTTGAAGTTTTAAGATATTCAATTTTGGTTGACACTTTGCTGATCAGGCCGTTTTCAATTTTTACCACACCTGGGTTTTGGCGCGCCAGTCGAAGTTCGGCAGCAGTTGGGTAAGAAATGTAACCATTGTTTGACAATTCGATTTTTGCCAGAAGTTTTTCAATAGTAAGCATTTCAAACTCCAAACTGGTTTAACTGATGTAACTATTATAACAACATCTTTTGAAGTTGTACACTTTTTAAAAATTTTATACCTCAAAAGTTTCACGCCTAAGATCATTTGTTCCAACAAACTCTGGCTTCTGACGAGTCCGTTTTGGCAGATCAAATAAGTACTCTGGAATAGAGCCAGTATAAAATTGAATAGCATCCTTCTTAATGGCGTAAGTAGATTTTTCTCCAATATGACCTGAGAGGTGACTCATATCCACGAGAACTATACCTTCTAACTTGTGCCTAACTTCAATAAAATTGTCAATGATAAATTCGCGTTTTTCTAACTTCCGACCAACACTTACGGTAAGCTCTATCTTGACTGCCCGGCCATCATTGTACTTAGCGTCGAATGCTGCTCTTTTTTCGGCTTGCTGTAGAGCATGAAGGTTTGCTAAGGCTTGAGCTGCTGTGGCACGTTTTTGGGCGCGTTTAATATGTTTTTCTGCTCGTGGTGTTAAGCTCTGAGCTACTTCCCCGCGCTGCATTTCGTTTTTTCCAATTTGAAGATATTGAGAGTAAATCATTTCAATCTCCAACTTGTTTAACTGATGTAGCTATTATAACAAGAGTTTTCCAATTTGTACACTATTTTCCATATGGAAACACACTGTGTATCTTAGTCTCAATCTGAGAGCGACTCAGTTCTACCGACCAAAATAACGTATAATGTAAGTTCGCGGCAATTGTAAACAGCTTTTGCTAATTTATATTGAAGCATACTCTCTGCGGATTCTCACCGCCGAATATCCCACTCTTGCGATTTTTACCCTTTTTCCGGTTGCTTCCTAGATTATTCCGGATTTGCTAGGAAGTTACGGGATTTTAAAATACGCTTCAATATAAAGATCGTCTTTCCGATCTGTCAATTACGTCACTGTTGCTCCTGTATTTCTCATGCCACTGTTGCAGACATGCAGTTCCCTGATTACCAGGCCACCAGTTAAGGGAGACGTAATCTCCACCCATCAATTCTGTTAAAACCTAGGTAACTGATAACTGGTTGGAATCGAACCAACAGATTTTCAACTTAGCGCTGCTCCCTTCCAATGGGACTCAGTTATCAGATATCAGATATCAGATATCTAGATTTTCAATTTATGTGTCTATTATAACAACAACTTTTGAAATCGTACACTGTTTTTACTAATTATATTCACCATATTGAAGTACACTTGTTCATATCTATTCAGATCGCGAGTATACTTCAATATGGTCTCAGTCCCTAAACTGATCCCATATTGTCTGTATCAGGACGACGATCCCGCTCGCTAGACAGGGGATGATTGGACTCGCTTGACCTTTCCAATCATTTTTCGCCATGTTGCGCATAACCACATAGGGATTAGTGGACATAGGCGTGGCACCCTCGTTTTTCAATAATGGTGCGGACTGAAGGAATTGAACCTAATCACCAGCCACCCTGCATATTATGGCAAATGATTTACAGTCATCCGCAGGGAACAGCCCGCATATTTTTAATACATCAATATTTGCAAGATGATGTAATTATATATCAACCGTTTAAAAATTACAAACAATATACTAATGTTATTTACGAGAGATAAATCTTTTCCATAATTTCTTCTCATCAAGTTCAGGATCTGGAAACATTTTGACCTGTTCTTCTTCAGACAGCCAAGCGCCTTTTCCTCCCAGAAAACCTCCTCTGCCTCCGGTGTTTTTCCACAAAGAAAATAATCCGAATTCAAGTTCAGGCGCCGTTAATTTATTTCCAACTGCTTCTACAATAATGTCTACTTTTCGATATATTTTTGAAAATTCCTCAAATGACAAATCGTCCTGCAACATCAGATCATCATTCACGGCATTGATCCACGAAAGTTGTAATTCATCTTGTTGATTAAGACGAACAATTCTTGAATGATTTAAAAATATTCTAAGACGATGACCAAGACGATTTGCAACTATTTTGCATGAAAGAAGCTGAGTTTGTAATTGCGGTGAATCTATTAATAAAACCTGAAATAAACCAGCGCGAACATTTTCTCTTTCGCCTTGACTTATTTTTCGAGTTAATTTCCAACTACCACATGTGATTGAAGTTTCCATAATTACACCAACAATATGATTTCATGATATGTTATTATTGCTTTCATGAAAAGAGTTAAAACGAACGAATGTTGAAATAAATTCAACATCAAAGGAGAGTCCGCTTTCTCTCACATATTGTACTACTGGGCAATTTTATTAAACTTCTTTTTTGACAACTCTTTCGTTGCTATATCCTAGCTTATACCATTCTTTGTTGCTGCAAAGATTATTCTTAACGCGAGTGTCTACTTTCATACCAACTGTTTCATCTTCAGTTCCCTGCTGCGTCTTTCCCCAAAAACATTTTGAAGTGCCGCAAAGTCCCGGTTTCAATTTCGTAGCAGGCAGTGGGTTTTTATCTCGGTATAAAGTGATCAGCGCTCCCAAAAATCTTGGGTCATAAAAATCAAACCATTGCGTGGTGAAGCGTGAATGAACAGAAATAATATTTCCGCCTATTGTTTCAAAATTTAAAGCGCCATTATAGCTCATATAAATTTTATGTTTGACGAATTCTTTAATTGCCTTTGGCAATTTAATATCAGTGTCTATCGTCCACTCAGAAATTCTGCCATCGCCGATTGGTGTGCCTATAGCTGAACATGACCAGATAATATGATTATCATGCACCAAAACATCAGTTGATAGATGTTCTCCTTCGAAAAATGGCATCCAAAAATATCCAGATTGGAATCTTACATCTTTCTCTGATGTCCACACGTCATAATTAACGGTGGTTTCTTGTAAGCTTAAAATTGGCTTGCTGAAGGCTGGATATTTATTTGGCATTATGCCATGTGGAGCTACATCATACCCGAGTTCTGCAGATAAAGTGAGCTTATTAAAAAGCCATCTTTGTTGTGGAAAATGTTGCCATACGTCCGCGTCATAGAGTGGAATTATTGTATCAGCTGTCTCTAAAGTTAGGCGCTGGAATCTTGTTTTTTCCCAATCGCCTGGCGTCAAAAATGGCATATTTCATACTCAGTTAAGTTACTTCATGTATATTTACTATGTCAAGTAAAATAAAAGAATTCAATTACTTATGCTAAAAATAAAAAGGGACCCAATGGGTCCCATAAATTATTCAATCTACAAATTTATTTTAGGTGTTCGTAATAGTCAGGAGTATAATAATAACGCACTTCAATTGCAGCTGCATCTCCATAAATTGCTCCAGCCTTAAACTGCCGATCAACGCGCAGACCGAAACAAATTTCACATTCATTTTTGATATTCTGCATAAACTCCTGTGAAATATCAAGAATGAGCTTTCCGTTTTCCCATAGTTCGCGCTTCAACGTAACAAAGTTATCATAGATGCAAATTGCCATTTACGCCTGCTCCTCAATTAATTTTCCACCAAGAAGTTGCATTAATGGATATTCTTGCGTAGACAAAAAGCGTTTCTGATGTTGAGGATGTCCAACAACCTCATGTTGAATATTACCTAACCATTTGCTAGCTGCGCCGCCTAAGGCAATAATCCTGCTTGGGTTCAATAATGAAATAATTCGAACATCTTCTGGGGTGCCATCAAACCTAGTTGAATTTAACCACGCTAAACGACTTTCATCAATTTGATATTTTTCAAGTTGCTTATTAAGCCAGCGCGAAGAATTATGCATCGAGAAAAATGGCGTAAAATGATAATTTACGTCGTCAGGCCTGCTTGGTGATGGGGTATCTCCAACCAATAAAATTCTGCCATGCACCAATTCATATTTGCCATATGTCATGACTTCATGGTATGTGGCCAAGCGCTGCACTAAGCGTAATTTAATACTCGCTTCTTCAGGTTCACCTGGCCACGCGAATGATGTCAAAATTGATGAATGCATTTATTGAATCCCTTATTGAAAAGAAAATTAATTTTGTGAAATTAAAAATTGATTATTTCCAATTTCTAATTGCGAGAAATTTTACCCATTCCAAAGCTTTTTCTTTAGTGACAGTTAAATATGGCACATCATCGAAAGCGACAAAAAATGCTTCTTGCATATTTCTGAAATCAGCTTCTTTTTCGACGCTTTTCACAAAAGCCAAATTTCTCCAGATCCAAGCGGATGGAAGAATCGTTCCGATATTACTCAAATATGGCGGAATATTTGAAAGTGGCTCATACGTAATAGCATCAATTTCATAGATTACACCAGAAACAATGTCAAATGTGATTTGCGCCGACCACCCATTATCGGAATCAGTATCGTAATTTCCGGCCAATAATGTCCAAGAATTTTTTCCGTATGAGTCCCAAAGAGGAATCGTGCCCTCATTAATTTTAAAGTATACAGATTCTAAAAATTCCTGTAATTCCGGAGAGCGGGTAGTTAATTCTCTTTTTGTGGTCAAAAGAATTCTTGTGTTTTTTGACATAATAATTCTCTTTATATTTTATGTGTTTAAAAAGTTTATCAATTTATTTATCATCTCGCGTATGTTCAAAGGTTGGGAATCGTAATGACCATGTATCGCTATTCTTAGCCTTGCTGATTTCTTGATATTTTACTACCGCAGTTTGGCCAATATACTTATCTTTATTTTCCCAAATTTCTTTTCGCATCTCATCGCTAAAACCGCTGCCAACATTAGAGACGATCTTACGGCCTTTTTCATCTTCACCTTCAACCATTAGGCCACCTAGAGTTCCAGCGAGCCGAGTACCAGCTCTACCTTCGTAAATGTCAACAATCTTTACATCAACGTCATAGAACCTTTTGACCTTGCACCATGACATTGTTCTATCCCATTCATATACAGCATTAAAATCTTTTAGAATCAAACCTTCTTGCTTATGAACATCAATTACTTCGTTGCAATATTTCATCATGTCAGAATAGTCATTCACCATTCTGCCTTCTGAGACAATAATCTTTTGTGCCTTAATAAAATTAAGGCCATCACACAAAAAGCTTCGAGCTTGCCGCATGGTGATCTGTGTCTTTTGCGCTTTCCAATCAGAAAGCGGCATGATAAAAAACGCACGAAGTTTGAGATTAGCTTTTGCGGCGTCATTGCCCTCTTTCTTGGCATTCATCGTTTCGGTAAAATCAGATGCAAATGCTTCACCATCAAGGATGATATCACTGCCATACCACTGTGCAAGCTTAATTAATTCTTGATCAAATAGCCCGTTGAGATGTTCGCTTTCTTTTCCTGAGCGAGCATAGTAGGTCACATTGCCATTTTCAACCAAGGCGATTGTGCGCTGGCCATCATATTTGAAATCTGCTTGACAAGGGAAGCTGATTGATTTCTCAAATTCCTCGATGCTTTCACATTTGTCAGCAAGCATCACCTCGAAAGATGGTACCAATCCTTTAAAAACCTTGTTTACGGTATCTCCAGAAAAACCAGATTTAAGATCTTTACCGATGACCAGTGCCAAATACTTTTGGTCATCTTTCGGAAACAGACCGAGCGTATCGGCGACCAGCTGTTGAGCGGCTTTGCCAGTGACTCGCCTATTTGCAAGATCATCTAACATGGCCAAGAAACTGTTATATGCTGCTTCATCGCCTGAACCTTCAGCAGTTGACGCGGGATATTTTTTAACGCCAAATACGCGATATGGATCAAGAGCTTCTTTGATCAAATCTTTAGCAATAAAGTCAGCAGTTGCGATGGCCTCCATGATTACTTTCTTGGAGCCAGCTCCGCCTGCAGCCTGACATTGTTTGATAACTTCAATGAAGTTTGACATATTGTCTCCTATGTATAGGGAGATTATAACACGCTTTTTTTAACTAAGTCAATAAAATTTTCAGCAGATGCTTTCCAAGTCCAAGATTTAGATGATTCATAAACATCATCGCGAAACACCGACTTGGCACATGTGTCAACAGCATATTGCAAATTGTCACTCATCATACCATTATGAGTTAATCTTATGCATTCCATCGGCCCTGGCTGCCAGTATGATGCTACTGGTGTACCAGATGCCAACGCCTCAAGAATAACAATTCCGAATGTATCTTTTTTGCTTGGAAATACAAAAACTTCAGCTGAGGCATACCATTCAGCTAACTCAACGCCTTCCTTCTTGCCAATAAATTCTACATCGCGATATGTATTTTTGAGAGCACTCAAGTATGGACCATCGCCTATTAAAACTTTCCTCGGGAATGACAATTTACAGAAATCATCCAACCCTTTTTCATGTGATACTCTAGATACACATAAGATATAAGGTTCTCCTTTATCAGTTTTGCGAGAAGGATTAAAAATTTCTGAATTGACGCCGCGCGACCAAATTCCAAGAGATTTAAATCCTTTTTGTTTAAGAAAATTGAACATGGTTTTAGTTGGAACCATGCAACATTTTGAAGAGTTATGAAACCAACGGAAAAATGGATAAAATAAAAATGCTGGCAATTTTGTCCTAGCTTCTATAAATTCTGGAAATTGGGTGTGATAACAGGTAGTAAACTTTTTCTTACGTAATAATAATCGTGCATATATGCCTAGAGGTCCTTCAGTAGCAATATGAATGTTGTAGTTTTCAAGTTCACATTGTCTGAGAAGCGCTTTCATCTTCCATGGGTTTTTTACAAGTTCAATTTCCGGATACGCTGAAAATTTTAATCTATTGAACTGTGGCAAGTATGGGTGAATAACTTTAATTTCAACACCTTGTTTTTGCAAAATTGAAATTATATTCTGGTATGTTCTTACGACGCCATTTACTTGTGGTGCCCAGGCATCCGTGATAATTAAGATTTTTTGCATTGTCCTATCACTTTAAAAGATTCAAATTTTAACCAATACGTCATGTTATTAAGTGCACTCATACACTCTTGTTCACTATTAAACTTTATTTCTACTCTTCCCGGGATGTCGTTTGGATTTTTTACGTGAACTGCCATCAAAATCAGAATCCACATTTACCATTTCTCCCCAATGTATAATTTCCCAGGCACCATCATGATGTTCAACTAAAGCTGTACATGATTCAACCCAATCTCCATCATTCATATACGTGATTCCATCGATTTCTTTTATTTCAGCATGATGAATGTGGCCGCAAATCACTCCATCATATCCTTTACGTTTACAATATGATGAAATATTTTTTTCAAATTGGAATATAAAATCGACTGCTTTTTTAACACGATTTTTTAGATATTTGCTAAGTGACCAATAACCAAAGCCGAGGCGATGTCTAATCCAATTAAATTTGGTGTTTAGGTCCAAAACAAAATCATATGCACGGTCGCCTAGTAAAGAGAGCCACTTATGAAGGCGAGTAATCCCATCAAACATATCACCGTGCACTACTAGATAATGCTTACCATCTTTTCCAATATGTTCAATGTGATTACAAATTGTTATATTACCGAGCCCAATTCCATACGGTATAAATGTTCTTAGAAATTCATCATGATTTCCAGCAACATAAATTACTTTTGAACCATGCTTGGAGAAGCCAAGAATGCGTCTTAGGACGTTGCTATGTGATTGTTTCCAACGTAACCTGTTTTGTTGAACTTTCCAGCCATCAATAATATCGCCAATAAGATACAATTTATCACAGCTATTATGCTTCAAAAAATTTTCTAAAAGTTCAGCTTTACAATCTTTTGTGCCAAGATGAACATCGCTGATAAAAATAGTTCTATACTTTTTTGACATTTTTGACATTTTTGACATTTTTTTCTCCAAATAACTCGGCAATTATATCAAAAGATTGTTATATCGTAAACTTGTTTACGAATTAAATGATAAATGTATTTTTAAAGAGTAAGATTATAATCTTTTTATTCTTCGCGAATAACTTTCAATTCACGAAAAACCAATCTGCCATCTATATAAACTGCGTTTTGATTGACCTCTGGTTCAGGAATGCCTTTCTCACGACGAATTTGTGAATTACGCGCTCGTAGCTCTTCATACTCACGAATCAAGCTATCTAATTTTTGATCAGCGCGAAAATGTTCTGCAATAATGACACTATAATGTTCAATTAATTCGAGCGTTTTTACTCCTACAAAAACGGTAAGAACGAATACGGCGATTAGCAAAAGTGATTTTTTCATATGCAGTAAAATAAAATAATAATTATTGTTGCAATCGTTAGAAGGGAAATCATATTACTCACTCTTGAAGATCATATAGACCATCAACAAAACTGCTACACAGAATAAGCCCATACGCAACATAATAATCTCCAATTTAAAATATTGACTTAATGCCTCTGATCATCATCTCAATAGAGATTGCAACTAAAATTAATCCCATAAGCTTTTCTAAAGCTATAACAAAACTACGACCAAGAACTTTTTGCAATTTGTCTGCCGCAACTAAAATAATTAAGCTACACACTATTGCTGCTGACAACGCTAGAACCCAATCAACAATTAATTCTGGCTGCTGGCTAACGAGCAACATAACAGTCGCGGCTGAGCTTGGTCCAGCAACAGCCGGGATCGCGAGCGGAACAATGAGCGGCTCATGATCAGGGATCTCAGAATTAATTTCAATCGGCGGGAAAATCATTCTAATCGCCAACAAAAACATAATTAAGCCACCGGCGATTTGCAGACTTGCGCTAGATAGACCAAGCGCATTTAAGAATGGTTGACCAGCGAACATGAATCCAATCAGAATCGTGAATGCGATTGCATGTTCTCGAATGATGATTTTAAGACGGGTAGCTGGCGAAAATTTCTTCAGCACATTCGCAAAGATTGGAATGTTCCCTAATGGATCTATGATCAGGAACAAAAGAATGAATGCTGAAAGAAACGTATATGCCATGTTATTTTATTTTGGCGGACTTATTCATTTCGTAAAAATTGGCGAGAATTCATGGTCCGTAGAGATTTATTCTTGGAGCTGGTTGCTTTTTCTAATTCGTCTTTAAGAGATTCGATTTGATTGACAAGTTTATCATACTCAAATTTGCTCAGCATGACAACATTTGCACCTAAGAAATGAGTATTGCTGATCTCTCCGGAGTTGATTTCGTTGAATGCCTCGATGATTGAGCTTTCAGTGTGTTTCAGCTTAGGCGTTGGATTCATGGTAATACCCCAGGTTGAGTAACGTATGATGATTATATCATCTGCCTTGAAAAATGTAAACAGCTTTAGTTCAAACTTGAGATGTTTATTTCTCTTCCTGTCTCGTCTATGATTCTGGCGTTAAGTACTGCTTCATGCGAAGAAACGCGTTTAACGTAATCCAGAGCTTCCATAAGACTTATGTCAAACATGTCCAGCTGGCGCTTTTTAGTTGAGATGGTTTTCTGCGCCAAAACTATTTCTACATTGTACTTTATCATATAAAAATTTTTATAAAAGAAGAAAAATTAGTTAGAAGTATCAACATAAAGCTGTTGTGTTGTTATGATACACAAACAAATTGCTAATGATCGATTTTATTCAACCATCAGCAAAAAGTTATTAAAACCCGAATAGTAAACCAATCGAAACTAAAGATACAAGAATTCCAACTAAATCTGCAACAACATCAGCATTTGACCAACCGGTACCGTGTGGTTTCACTGCATCATGCCATTCTTTCAAGAGACCGATTACGAGTGTTACGGCAAAGCTGATGAGAAGTCCAAATGGAACATCTAATAGCATTAATGACAAAAGCGTCATGATGGCGAAGCTTACTGAAGCGTGTGCAACTTTGTCTACGTTTTGCTGTGCCCAAGCTAATGGTGAGAATTTCATATTAATTTTCCTTATGAGTTATTATTGCTGCTTGTGGTTGATAAAAGGCTTAGAATCATAATATTCTGAGCCAAAAGATAAATTTTCAAAATTTACAACAAGTTCTCCTTTTTTATGCATTACAACTGAACGAACCATTACACAGAATAAATTCAGATTAATATAAATTTCATCTATGCATGACGAAAAAATACCTTCAGCGTTTGAAAGCATTTCACATAAAAGCAATAAATCGTCGATTGATTCTTCTTCTCCGTCTTCTACTGACATTACCATATCATGAAGCTGGTATAGCTCACGACGAGCTAGGCGATTAAAAAAATCACCAACAGTTGAATATGGATTTATTCTGAGATTTAACGCGGTCATGCGGGTGATAAAATGTAAACTATTATCATTAATAATTTTATCGTAATTTATTCTAGCTAAATGATCTTTATTCATGAATCACTTGAACTGCGTTAACATTTTATCTTCCGAAGGTGAAGAAATTTTGGTTCCATCGCTTAGTCTCACGTTATGAAATGTGATAGGGTATTGATAAAATGCTTCACCCTTTGGAGACCTGTTGGTGGTAACTTTATTTATAACTGTAAAGTGGGCGCCGTCTGGGAAAATAAATTTTAATGTAGTGGTGATCGAGCCTGCTGTAACTTTTGGCTCTCCAAGCTGCTCGATTGATGGTGCTTCTTTTTTGTTCTTAATGATGGCCAAAAGCTTATTTGCATTTTTTGCAATAAACGTAGCCTCAATTTCATCTCTTTCTTTCTTTGCTTTTTCAGCTGCATACGATTTAATAAATTCTGTTGGCCTAATATTAACAAAAAGAGTTTTTGCTTTTTTTCCAGAATACGAATCTACACTTTCATAATCAAACAACTTTATGAACAGCTGCAGTTCGCCAGCGGTTAAATCACCAGCTTCATCATGCCCTGGCGCAACTACTTTACCGTCGAGTCTTTTTATTTTAGCTCGCAGACGTGTTATTTTATCGTGAAACTCTTCTTTTAAATCTTTTTCAAGAGTATTAAGCGGTTTGGCGATTAAATCTTTTAACGAGTCGACTATCAACTTGAAGTTAGAATCCTCAAGCAAGTTGGCCGGAATTGTTGCAGCTTGACGTCTTTTGGCTATAACTTTTTCACTTGCGATTCTTTGCGCCTCAATCAATTCTGCATACGCTTCGGCCAGTTGTTTTAATTTTTTCAATTTTAATTTTAGAGCATCAGATGCCTCGTCATCACCCAGCTGCTTAAGTGAAGAATTTAGTTGCCTAACATTTTTAGAAACATTGGTTGAAAGCTGCGGCGCGATTGTTTGGCTTAAATGAAAATGCGGGCTCGTGCTAAAATACCATTCATCAGAACTATCTTCTGTTACAGCTGTTTCGAAATATATTTTTTCGAATGCTTCATTAAAAATAAGAATCAGCGATTCTTTTAATTTAACCCAATCACGATTGTAAACCGAACCGGTGCCATTTAACACTGGAGTCAGCTCAGATAATCTGCAACGTAAATCTTCTAATTTACTTTTATGAATACCAGCCTGTGTTAAAATCTCAGCCACACTTTCAAGCGTGGCTGAGACGTCAATCATCTTTTTTGCTTCAGTTAACAGCTGGTAAAGTTTCATAATTAAATCCAAGCAGCTCCTGGGACTACCATAATTTTGGTTCTAATTGCTGCGACTTCTTGGCCACCGATTGAAGCAATCATATAGAGGTGATGAGTGCCTGTTGAAGAAGGCCAATTTGCTGGAAGATTTGGGCGCAAAAATGGAAGCAGAATGTCAAATCCAAGATTTGAGCTGTCCTGTTCAACTCTCGTTCTATCAGCATTTCTTGATGTCATGCCTGCGTCAGGCGTAACAACGATAGGATTAATAGCTCGCAGGTCAGTTGTTGACCAATTGCCGTTACCGGCGTAATTTAAGACAAGCGTGGTTGATGCAGCTAGATCAAAAGATTCTGTTGTTGGATCCATATCCCAAAGCATCTTGATTTCGAAGTCTGATAATCTGCTCTGTGTGCCAGAAATTCCGGTAACAACAGAGTAGTCAAATTGCCAAGCCAAACGATACGCTGAAGGCATCGCGAGAGCCGGAACACGGCAAGTAATCAATTCACCTGGCGCACCGCTTAAAAGCATAGTAGCAGTATTAACGCTACTTGAGCGTGAACGAATTCTCATCGCCAGCTCAATGCCGTATGTTTCATTTCTAACTTTGATGAATTCTGTTGCAGATAATCCATTAACCTGCCCGAGGTTACCAATCCACATACAATTTGGAGTGCCTTGTCCAATAGGATCTATCGTGGCGCATAGGGTCTGTGTCATTGTACCGACTGGCAGAGCATCATCAAGAAGAAAATCCATTTTAGTATCTTCTTTCCAATCTTGCTTCCAATCAATTTTGGTGTCTGGCTGTGTATTATATAGAGTAGAAACAGCGATCCCCATAATATTTCTCCAAATAAATTGCGAAGATGTTCTTTTTAAACATCTTCGCAGGTAGTTAACTACATATTTATTCGGAAATTAATAAATTATTGATTTGGCACGCTCAGATCCCAATTAAAGTGGAAAACACCAATATGGGCACATTCACGGCTTAATTCATGATCGCACCATACCGTATAACCAGCTTTTTGCGCTTCACGGCAGAAATAAAGATCTTCGCCGAGCTCAATGTTGAGTTCTGGGATATATTCTTGCAGATAATGTGGCTGTGGCACTTTTAGATAAACTTCACGTTTTACCATTACACAGCCGTGTGGCAGTACATCAATTGCTTCCATTGGCGGCGAGTTTGGAGTAGTTTGAAGCTCAGTGTAAGTACCTGGTTTACCGACCATCGCGGTAAATGTTGGATTTGGGAAGCGCCGGCGACGATAATTAATTCCCACGATATCTTTATTACGATTGAGCAGCCTTACGCCAGCATCAATTGGGAATTTCATATCGCTGTCAAGCCACCACATATAATCAGCACCAGATTGCAAGAAATGATTAACTAGATTACGACGAGCGAGTGTGATAACTGAGCCAATGTTAAAAGCACAAGTTACTAGAGCTCCGGCGCGAGTTAGATGGGCAGTTGCCATTGCCAAGTGTTGTGCAAATTCAGTGTGAACTGTTTCCATGGCCGGTACAGCAATCATGATTACTGGAGGACGTTGGCCGGCTTGAGCCTGGCCTTGCCCCATCTGTGCTGCTGATGGCGCTGAATATGGAACTCCAGTTTGCATGCCTTGGGCGCCACGAGTAGGAATGTTCAACTTGCCTTTTACCTTTTTCATTTATGTATTCCTTATGAATATGAGATCTACAAATGCTATGCGTTTTTATTTATTCAAATGAAAAATCTATATTTTAGATATTACTATATTGTGCTTTTATTAACGGTGGCAATTCTTATAAATTTTAAGAATTACGCATAAAAATTTAATAGGTATGACAACACGTAGTAGGGTCAATCATATATTTTTAATACTAAAAAGAAAGGCCTGATTTTAAATTAGGCCTTTCTATTTTGTTACACCTTATGCTTGTGCTTTGGTACCAAGATAGCGCTGCGCGAAATCCTTTGGCAGTGCGTAAGTTTCTGCACCATTGTCGACTAGTGCAATGCGACCCTCGCCTTGTGAGAAACCATATTTAACGCGAAGGCCATTTAGATAAAGACGAAATGCCTCTTGCGTGCTTGAACTCCATTGTTCTTGAGACCAGACAACTTCTTCTGGTGAAAATCCCAATAAATCTGGCGTAACATCTTTACCGCCAAGAATATATTCCATAACTTCATAATAACGGGAAGAATAGTTGTCAATCTTTTCAACGCTGGTCATAAAAACTCCTTAGGTAAAACTATTAGAATATGCCATTTTTGATGGCACGCCTTATTGAGTTGTGTTACTTAACTCAAATATAATTATAACACATGTTATCACGTATGAATGATTAATTAGTAAATGATCTCTAACCATTAAAATAAATTTAATGATTTCGCATAATTATATTGCTGATTTGTCTTTGTATTTAACGGCGTTGCCATTTCTGTGTAAGATAACTTCGCAGTGTTCAAATGAGTAAAGAGGTCGGATTATATTATTAGTTTGAAAAAATGAAGAAATATTTACATGCTTTTCTATTTGCCACCACAATAAACTTTCTGGGTGTAATCTACATCCAGAATCAACATGATCGTCTACCAAATCTGCAATTTTACAAATTTCTTCCATAGCTTTTGGTTTGGCTACAAACCACAAATCGCAAAGCATTCCATTTTCAGACCATTGTTCGCACCAATTATAGTTTTTAGGTATTATAGCTATTTTTTCTGAATCTAATTTATGTTTCCATTTTTCAAAATCTATATCTCCAGAAATAAGAATATCTGGTCTTGATCGTATCACTAGATCATAGTTTAAGTTATTTTGTTTCTCAAAATTCTGTCTAAGAATATCAGCATTTTTTATGCTTTTATACATGCATATTATTGATTCAGCAGAATTTCCTCTAGACCAACATTTCGAATTAGGATGTTTTGATTTCCACTCACAGTTTTGAATTAATTCTACATTTCTAATGTTTATGTTATTTTTAAATTCAGGTTTTATGTTATCTTCAATTTTTTTATGAAAACTGTTTAAATCTTCATTTCCCCAAAAACTAAAAAACAAATCAATAGAATGTTTTGCATAAATTGCCAACTGTTCTTTAAAAACGTGTAGGTTTATGTTAAATCTGGAAAGTTGGCCGCTAAAACATACAGCTATTTTCATTTAAATACTCCAACATAATCACTGCATATCCCATAACAATTTATGCTATTTGCGTACATTTGAAAATCAGATGAAATCAATTCTGGCATAACCATAATACTTTTTTCTGTCAACTCTTTTCCAGGGTACGCCCAAATGAATCCGTGACTTGTTAATGTAAAATCGTCAGTTTGATGCCAAAAGTAATTTAAGTTCGTGCTTAATAGAAAATGCAAAGCTTCTAAATTTTTCGCGTGAATCCAAAATTTTTCATTTGATAGAAATTCTAAATCTATCTCATATTGAGGTAAATCATGTCCAAGAAACAATTTATCATTGCATTTCCAAATGTCTATTTCGCACTCGTATCCTAATGATAACGCAATATTAATCTGATTTGGTGAATTCTCAAAGCTTTTATCTGGGCCGCTAATAAGACCTCGGTGCGCTATGAGCTTCATTTTTTATGATTTTCCAAATACATGGTAAGATCTACTGGCGTTCCTAAGCCCCACATCTTGTTGGCTCTTTTAATTTTTACCTTTTTGCCATCTTCAATAGCTTCATTAAAAACTGGACACACGTAAAATTCATTATTTACGCGAACATTTTTAGAAATCATCTGCTCAGCATATTTTACATAATCGCTTCCATGTTTCCAATAATAGATCCCAACTGTAGCATCATCACTTATAACTCTTTTTTCAGCAACTTCTACTACAAAATTGTTTTCATCGACTTTTGCATAACTCCATTTTTTGTCTTTAGCTTTGAACGTGATAATTCCAGCATCAACTTTATCTTCTGAAAATGTATACATACACTCGCTTGAATTCCACTCAACAAACTGATCGCTATTAGCAATTAAGAGAGGATTCTCATTATTGATGAATTGTTTTGCTTGAAGTGTTGTGCAAGCTGCGCCTTCTGTCATCCTATCTATTTGAACTATTTTACATCCAGGCGCTATCAGATTTAACATATATTTTAAATTATATTTTTTGTAATGTTCTTTCTGAACCAAAAAGATATAATTTCCTATAATGTTTAAATTTTTACAAACGACTTCTATCATTGGTTTGCCATTTACTTCTATAAGAGGTTTAGGCAAAGAGTATCCCGCTTCAGCAAATCTAGAACCGGCGCCCGCCATTGGAATTAATATATTTAATTTCGGGTCTTTCCATTGTTGAGATAATATTTGATTTTCGTTTTCTATTTCTGAAATTTTATGAGAAATTAACTGCCATGTCAATTCACCGGCGCTTTTAATAGGCAACAAATGACAACCGCTGTCCAAAGCTGCTTTTCTGCCAACAGCGCTATCTTCAATAATTATCGTATCTTTTGGTAAACAGTTTAATGTTGTCATGCACTTCCAGTACATTTCTGGAAATGGTTTTGGTTGCTTCACGTCTTGATTGCTTACATAGAAATCAACAAATTCTATTACACCAATCGATATTAACGCCTGCTTAACAGTCTCTCTTATGCTATTACTAGCAACAGCAATTTGATAATTAGCATCTTTCAATTTTTTGAAAATGCTTATCAGTTTTTTATCTTTTTTAAATTGTTTAATTAATTTTACTGTTGTCGTTTGTTTTAACTCCCACACGGTCTGATGGTGTGACTTTGGAAATTTTTTTAATTTTGAAAGTAATTCTAACTTCTTTGACGTATTCAGACCATCATAAATTGATACGTGCTCATCTCTGCTTATTAGGAATTTTTCGTCTATTTCTTTTAACGCCATATTTAAAGATTCAAAATGCAAATCTTTGCTATCAATCAAGACGCCATCTAAGTCAAATATTATTAATTTTGACATGCTAATCCCCAGAAATAAATTAGTTAATAGTCTATTTACTAATAATATTATCATTAAAGGGTATTTAGCATACTATTTTTATTTTGGAGGTCTTTGCCATTCTCTCATAACATTTGGATAATGACCCCAATGATCATTATGGCCTTCAACATTATATTCTTCGGCATAAGCGGCACAGAACTCGTGTTGTGCCATATAATTAATTTTTTGAGCGTCTTGAAGAATATCAATACACTCGAAATAAAAAATATCCTTTTTACGGCATGCTAGAATTTTATCATCAAAATGCTTAGGATCAATCCACCAATCTTCCCAAACCGTATTGGCCAAACCTGGTTGCCAAAATTTTACATTTTCAAAAAGCATTACATAACCCTGGCTCTCTAAAATGTCGCGAGCTGGATCCCTGACAAAATGACCAAATTTATAGAATTCGTGTTCAAATGTCATAGCTTTAAATCTAATTCCAGAATCAATAACTTTTTCTAATGCCTCTTTGCTATAATTATTTGGGTATGCGTCAACATCAATTGAAATGTAATCAACAACGTCAGTGATATTGTTTTTAAGATAATTTGTCAATTCTACTGAAGTTGCATCGGCCTGAACAAATTTTGCTTTTCTATATTTGTTCCAGTTCAGTTTTTCGACAACATCTACGATGTCAAATCCTATTCCATCCCAACCTAATGATTCTTCTAACGCATAAGTATTACTGCCAACAACCGGATGGCTACATGAAATATCTAAGAAGGAGCCACCTCTTTTTGCTCCAAATAGATTGAAAATGAATTCATCTTGCTGTTCATGAGAATAAAATTTGACAACGTTTGTAGACATTATTGATCACCTATTAGAAGTAAAATACATTTGGTCTTATGTAGAAGCACTCATTGCGACCAGGCCTTACGTCTCTACGGCCTTCACAGTAGATAGTTTTTCCGAGACCAAGTGCCAGGCTTAGACATAAACTCTGACTGCCAATAAACATTTCAGCTCCAGCAATTACGCGCGCTAAATCTAAAATATTTTGTGTTGGATAATAATCAATTTTTACCCCAAGAATATCTTGAAACCAAAGGTGTTCTTGTGGCAAGCCAACGTAAACTGCGGTCGTAAGGAGTCCTGTTCTGATAAACTTTTTCCATCTCTTCAATTCAGGATCGCAACCGTACAAATGCCGACTAATCCTATTAATAACTATTGGCCTATTTGGAATTTTAATTGGATCCTTAACGTCAAGCCAAGGTCTAATCATTAATTCTTCGTAGTTCTCATAAAAATTTACACCAGCAGCTAAACCATACTTAAAAGCATAATTGCCGGGCTGATCTCTGGGAATCTGTAAACAATATTCTTCGAACGCTACATCTATGTGTTCACCATTCCAAATTTTCCAATTTTTGACATAAGGCTGTTGTTCTATCAGTGGAGTCAGGCTGTCAAATTGCTCTTTCGACATTTCACCGGCATGTGCGCCCGCATTAGGCGCACCGAGAACTCGACGTGCCATATTATCCATATTATGGAGGCGTAAATATAAATCTCCGCCTCCCATTTGTTTCATGATTGGCAACGCGTAAATGATATCGCCAAATGTTCCTGAATGAGAAAAAGCTAGATTTGTCATTTTAGCACTCCGGATAAAATTCGTAAATTGATTTAGTATCGCCTTTTACAATTAGATGATCATATTTTTCTGGATTATCTAAAACTGTTTGTGGGAAATAATCATCTACGGTGATATATTCAAACTTTTCTGGAGAATTGAAACCAGAGAATCCAACTTTATTCTGAATCATATAATCGACGTTTATTTTCTGAATAACATCATTAGTATTTGCGTCATTCGCGTGAGCAAAGTTTTTAAGCTTATTAACCGCAAGATCGTTGTCATGCGCAAAATAAGTAAAGTGCCAACCTGCATGTTCCAAAATGCAAAATTCTTCACAAGCGTAATTGGTTGGTAAACCTGTTTTATCAAAATAAAATTCGCGCTCTTTTTGAGGATCTGAAAACACTCGGCCACGTGAAATAGCAATATTACGTTGTCTATATTGTGGGGCGTGCATATAGAAATTCAATTTGAAATAAAACATTGGAATGCTCAACAAATATCTGTCATAATCATTCGTATCTTCTTTTACTGCCTGAACGGCATCAGCGCGAGGAATTTCATCAGCATCACTCACTATCACCAAATCATCTGCCCTCAGATCAGTTAAGCCACGCTCTAATGCTTTTCTTTGAAATTTTTCATCAACCCAAGTATTTTTATCGCGCGGCATATCAGATATAGATAACAACTTAATCTTATCTGCGTATTTTTCAAATCTTGAGAAATTATCTTTTAGATAAAATGGCTTTGGATTATTGTTGTGAGTTGTACTAGCTTCGCAAATCACGAAACAATCTACAACATCATATAATTCTGCAAGTCTTAATTCGAGAATTTCGAATTCATTAAAGAAGGTGAAACAGTCAAAAACGCGCATTTAAACCCCCATCACCAAATAAAGTTTTTTGTATAATATTTTACAATCTTTTTTAATTCAACATCAAAATTTGCTTTAGCTGTCCAGCCTAATCCTTTAAGCTTAGAGTCGTCAATTGCGTAACGAACATCCTGACCAGGACGTTTAACTGAAAAATCTAAATATTCCGATTCATCTCCAGTTAGCTTCATGAGCTTTAAAATTTTTCTAATAACAACAATATTTTGTTCTTCGTAGTTTCCGGAAATATTATAAATTTCATTTACGACACCGGCTTCAATGATCGTAATAACCGCAGCTGCGGTATCGCTGGCGTGGAGCCATGTTCGACGTGGAGTACCCTCATCATGAAGTTGCGCCTTCTTGCCCAAGCTGAGATACTTTATGGCATGCGGAATAAACTTCTCGGTATATTGTCCAATTCCGTAATTGTTTGTTGGGCGCACTATAATATAAGGCACATTAAATGTTCTTGCCCAAGCTAAAATTAACATATCTGCAGCAGCTTTGGTTGCAGAATATGGATTACTCGGTTTTAATAAATCTGTTTCAGCGTGAGCGCCTTCCACAATATCACCATAAACTTCATCTGTGCTAAAATGTAAAAAGACTGGCCGCTTGGCGGTGCTCTTAGTTTTAATTAACTCTAAAATACGATGAACGCCGTTGATATTGCTTTTTAGAAAAACGTCGCTGCTGACGATTGAATTATCAACGTGTGTTTCGGCCGCTGTGTTTATAAAATAATCACAGTCATAAAGCGTATCAATTTCGTTAATGTCTTTTGATTCAAAAAAGAAATTTTTATATTTTTCTAGTTCTGGCAGCAAGTTTTTATTAGCCGCATAAGTCAAAGAATCAATGCCGCGAACATACCAGCCTTGTTCTAAGCACGCCAACGTGACATGATAACCAATAAATCCTAAACATCCTGTCACATAAACAACTTTAGTAGACATACTATTAGCCTCGATATTATATTTTTCTGGTTAGATTCAGATACGCCGGAACTTTTTCGTTGATGAATTCTGGCCAAATGTTTTCTAACTCAGCGATAGATTTTGGTTTATAAATTTTGATATTTGGCAAGCTGCTCAACACGATCTCATCATCATGTGCCCAATGACTAATTCCATCATGGCTATAATCTTTATCCCTGCCGCTGCCAATTAATTTCACTGGAACTTTTTCATAATCAACATAATTACGTAAAAATTCAAATGGGCGATAAAGGATAAAACTACTCATTGAATAACATACAGGAATTTTTCCTTCTTCGGCCAGCCCGACAGCTGCGCCAATCAGTAACTGTTCCGCAGCACCAACATTGAAGAATCTTTGTGGAAATGATTCCTTAACTTTATCTAAAATACCAAAACCCAAATCGGCAGTTAGAGTAATAATTTGTTCGTTATTAGTCATTTCACTTAATAACAAATCAGCACATTCTTTTCTCATAATTTTGCATAGTCCTCAGGTTTCATGACATAATAATGTGATAATAGTCCTTCAGCAAATGGGAGCTTAGTAGGCTCGCTTTTTCTGATATTAATTGTTGGTAAAAATGCTAATAGCCTTTTTTCAAGATAATCAACATCAATGTAATCATAAGCTCCCATACCATTGATATTAACATAGACGCGTAAGTTGTCAAGCTGCTGTTCATGGGCAAATCTTAAGCTTTCCCAAATACTGCCTTCAGCTGCCTCACCATCTGAAATCATGCACCATACATTTTTGTTGCGATCAGCGAGAGCGTGGCCTACAGCGATCGGCAAACCTGATCCAAGACTTCCGGTTGAACAATATAACTTATTTTCAAGATCTTTACCAGGATGAATCCCATGCTTGTGCAAAAGCATAACAGGATCTATGCCATAACGTGATTCTAATTCGCAGTACAGCGCCAGACCGGCATGACCATTTGATAGAATAAAGATTTCATCTTCTTTCTTCTGATCATAGATTTCATGAATGATTGGTAGAGCGCTGAGACAACTGCTTAAGTGACTCAGCTTCTCCTGAAAAGTTATTTCAAGAATTCGCTTTTGCAGTTTTTCTAAAGTGCTCATTCTTCCTCTTCCTTAAAAGCAACTATGCCGTCATGTCTAAACATAGCTACAGTATATCCCTGCCGCGTGAAAAGTGCTGCGAGCTTTTCACGATTAACTTGTAGACTTTGTTCCCAATGCATTTCTGTTTCTTGCTGTGTAGCATGAACTTCAATGAACCAAAAATCTACGATATCTTTTACCGCTCCAACCGTTTCATCAGTGAGCGCCGCCATCTCTGAGCCCTCAATATCACACTTAATAAAATCAACGTGATCTAAGTTGAGCTCCTTAATAATAGTGCCAATTGTTCGTGCATTAACCGCAACTTTCGTGCCATATTGGTTAACACTACTATTCATCGTTGAATTTTCTTCGCTGATATAAAAATCAATTGTGGTATCTTCGGCATGTGCCGCGTAATTCAGTGGGTGAACCTGTGGATAATCTTTAGTTAATTCTTTAAGAATATGAAAATGACCTGGAGTTGGTTCAATTGGATAAATCGCTTTTGCACGGTCATGGGCATACAGCGTAAAAAGGCCAATATTTCCACCGATGTCCAAAATTACTAAATCTTCTGCATCGCCTAAAAATTCATCATAGAAGCGATCATGATTGATTTGATTTAAAACAACGTCAGCATAATTGTGTGGGTTTACAAAGTGCGCTATTGCCGCGTTATCTTCTGTTGCGATGTCAATAACCTGCCCTTTGCTTGTCAGCAATTTACGATTCAATGCCATGATAACTCCTAATTGTAATTAGCGGTTTCCAGGAAACGCTGGATTCCATTTTCTAGATTGTATTTGACAATAAAGTCATATTTACGTTTCGCGTATTCAGTATCACAGAGCCATACTTCACTTTCAAAATTCTTTGACATTTCAGAAACTATTTCAACCGGCGCTGATTTGCCAGTTACTTTTTCAAAAAGCTTTAAAACTTCTAAATTTGTATATTGTGTACCAGAACCAAAATTAACAATATCTCCTACGCCAGGTTGTTGCGTTTTAACTAGTAAATCGATACCTCTAACAAAATCTTCAATATGAATAAAGTCATGAACGCCATGAAATAATTTCATTGGCTGATTCAGCATGAATGCTCTCCATAGGCGTGGAAAAAGACGATGTGACCTTTCATATTTTCCATATACGCTGTATGGGCGCGCAACATTTATGTTTAGATTATATAATCTTGCATAACCCTGGCACAGTAAAGTTGCGGCGCCCTTTGTTGCTTGATACATGTCAACAGGATTGATTCTATCATTTTCATTGCTGGCTCTTGGTAATTTACCATATTCTGAGCTTGAGCCAATTTGCACCATGTTTATTTCATGTTTCTTAACATAATCTAGAATATCTTTCGTTAAACAGATATTAGCATCCCACATCAAATCAGGATTATAAATCTCGGCACCGCAGTTAATGACAACATCAGGTGAAAAATATTCTAGTTGTGCCGTAACAGATTTTGACCTATCAAACTGATAAACGTCTTGATCATCGTACAACTCAACTAAGTTTTTTCCAACGAAGCCAGTAGCTCCTGTTATGAAAATCTTCATTCAACTACCTCAGCCATGAACATATGAGCCAGTTGTAATCTCATTTCCAAACTTGTTCCTGGCCAATGAATGAACCAGTCGCCTTTCTGCCAAGTGCCATCAGTGCCAAGCTTGTCAAACACTGGCTGATTAGGATAAAGCTGATTTAGATAAGAGTTCATATAACGCTGCGGAACAACCTTAATGTTGTTTGGATGTTTCTGATATGATTCAATCATTGCTTGCTGTTCATAGAAATAATGATTGATATATTTTGGAATGGAATCTATAATGTACTGCATATAGTTTCTAGACCATTCTGAATTTTTAAGTAGAATGCTATCGGCGTTCAGACCATTACAATCAGTTGCAATAATCATATCATAGTTTTCATCAATTTTATCTTCAATTTTAGTAGAAAAATTCATGATCATCGCGTCTGAACCAGTCCACCAAAACCATTCACATTCAGGATTGCTTTTCATTAAATCTAAAAGTAAGAAAATTTTCTCAAAGCCGATTGGAATGTCTTTTCGAATTCCTGTAGTTTTGTTATGGCCTGCATAACCATGGCGCTCGCAATATAATTTTTTATTTCTATTCCAAGTTAAATCGGCCAATGGCTGATAGTTCTCATCATTCATGCTGACTACCATATACTTGCTTTTTGGCTTTCCTGGAAAAACATTAATCGCGGCAAGTACTTCTGGCCTGTTCTCGTAAAAGGCTGTTGAATTCTTTTTATTTGTAAAATACCACGGTTGAACTTCAGCTTTTGCTGGGTGTGTTTTTTCCCAAAAAACTTCAATATCCAGCGCGTTAGCTAATGCCAGCTCAACGCTGGTCGAGCCAATAAATTTTTGTGCGCCAGCAATATATCTAGCTTTTTCTAAAAGAGATTTCGGTTCAACTAATGGTAAATCCCACCCGAATTCATTAACGAAATTAATATACTCTTGCTTTTTACCAATAAAAAATGCTTTTTTGTCAAGGCCTTCATTTTTCCACTGCGCCCATTGCGGTGAAGTTAATTCTGGCTTTTTGAAAGGAGAGCGGTATACGGCAATTGTTTTATCTTCAAACTTTTTTGGTGCCACTTTCAGCCAGGCAGTATTTCGTAATGATTCTGTTTGTTCATTTGGTATCGGAAATATTGAGGTGTAACAATCAACTAAATTGCCACGCCAATTTGCAAATGCTGTTCTGAATCTATCTAAGTTATGTGTGATTTCTTGATTTGAAAACACTTCAACTGAAGTGATATATTCCTGCCCCGTGAGAAGCTCAGATATCTCAGCAAACATTTCGGGAGTTAATTGATTTTTTAATTCTTCAGGGGCTTCACCGCCATAAAAGTTTTGGATGATCCATTCCATCTGATTAAGATGGATGAAAAATTTTCCGCCACCAAAATGCTTGACTACTGGTAAAGAATAAATCAACTCTTCGATATGACCGCTATGTTTGAATGTGTGCATTATGAAATCTCCATATATGTTATGGCAATATTTACAATTTGGATATTATAATACACATGCGCTATTAATATAAAGAAAAAGGGGCCGGCAATGCCCGTAGCCGGCCCCAAAGCGGATCTTATAATCTTTATTTCGTTAGATAATTCACTGTTCCAACCAGGCGCGTTTTATTTTTTAAATCGCCTTTTTGTAATCTAACTAAATTTAATTCGGTCGCTTTTTTAATCCACATGTCGCATGAATAACTTCCAGAAATTACTGAACCGGTGATAGAGGAAACAGAAACTTTCATATCTTCAGAATATGAAACTATTAATGAACCGCAGTAGGTTCCTCCATCACGAGAAATATATGGAAGATTATCTAACAAAACAAAACTAGAATCTGAACCAGCTGCCAACGATTCTATGCTAATGTCAAAATTCAGATAAATGATTTTTCCAATTTTTACGTAGTCTGAAAAATTGTTTTTAACTTGAATTGCACCGCCATTTGAACTTGTAATAAGTTTTGGTACCCATTCGCCGTATTCCTGAAAGTCTTCAACTTTTTTGCCATTTGATTGCTCGACAGGCAAAAAAGTTGAAGCGTTTTCAGACTGCACCATCGGGGATACTTGGTTTTTAATTAATACGTTGCTTGACGTTTCTGGTTCAGATTTTGGTACATCTACCACTATCGCATCAGTTATTTCATTTTCCTTTGGTGAAGAAATCTGATTAGCTGCTGTTATTAACGGAACTTCCTTTTGAGATTCTGTTATTTTTGCGAGTGGTGTTTCAGGTTGAACTTCATTTTGTATTTTAGCAACACTGATATCTTCATCATCTTTTAAAAACCCTATTAAAGTTTTTGCACGAACTAAAATTTCAGCTTCAGTTGGATAAGGAGGAATCGTCGGATACGGCAATTTCTGCTTTTTTGTTTTCCACAAATATTCTGATTGGGCAAGCCATTCATTATGCATCTGAGCACGCTTATCAGTATGTTCATTAATAACCAATTCGCGTGCCATTCGTAAAATTTCCATAGCCTGAGATTCCTTTTTCATATTTCACCTCATTATACGATGCGCCATTGTCCTGCTCTGAATATTACTGTGATTGATGCGCCGTTGTTTAAATTTCTAACTGAAGCATTATCTATCGTTTCGGACGTTCCCTGAACGCTTACACCGTTTGAACTTGATTCATTTTTGATAATATATGTTGTGCCAGTAATACCTGTTGGTAATGTTACCACACACGGAGATGATGTTACGCCAATATAATAGTCGCTAGTTGTCACGGCATACGTAGCGGTTGTTGTTCCGACAGTATTGACCACTTCGACACCAGAAGCGGAAATAGTAATATTACCGGTTGACGTGGTAATCGAAATTCCGACGCCTGGTGTTAAGCTTAAAACGCCAGTATTATTGATAACGAAAGAAGTCGAAGTGCCAGTCGATATAACACTTGTTAATGAAATTCCTGGACCAGCACTTGGCGTAACGCTCGTTATAACAGATTTTCCGGCTAAACTTAAATTTCCGCTAACACTAACACCAGAGAAACTTACACTTGAAGTTGTAGCAACATACTGCGGCACAGAAATAACGCCGTCAATAACATTTATGTTATTGCCTACTTTTACTACGCCAAATTCTGTTGAGGTACTAATAGGATATAAGTAAGACATTTAATCACCTTTATATGAGATACCAGCTGCTATCGTGGCTTATTAGATTAACAGACTGATATGGAGTTGTTAGAACAATTGAATTATTTCCGTCAATCGTATTTGTTCCACTTGGAACAATAGTAAGTTTTCTTGTTCCTACTGGTGGTCCAAACTCTAATTTTATGATATACTCTATACAATCTGGTGGATCTAATGGTAGTGTTATCGTAGCAGCCTCATCTAATTTTGCACCAATAAAATAATTTTCTAAAGTCGCTGTATAATTTCCTGTAATTAAAATTGAAGAACATTTGCAACTTGATGTAGAAGAACTGGTGTTTACTGAAATAACGCCTTCTGGTGTAACATTAATCCCATTGCCGACAATAACCATGCCTAAAGTTGTGGTTGTGGCTATCTCCGCATCAAGTGTTACTGGCAGTGCGCCTGATGGACTTAGTGGTGACGGCGCTGGATTCTGTTTTAATCCTCTTCCGGCTTTAGTAGTATTTGGTGGTCTCGTATAAGCCATTTTTGTAGTTCCGTTTTACAGTTGAACTATTGTGACTCTGGCGCTGGGCGTTACTGGTCTAATTGGGGCAACTTGCGCCGGTTTTGCAAATAGCCTAAGATTAATATCTGTTGACTGCCAAGCTAATTCAACATAATCACCAGAATTAAGAGACAGTATATAGCTCCAGCCTGCCAAAAGCACTGTATTATTTCCAACTAATGATAATGAAGTATTGGTGTCTGGATATGTTAAACCATTTTTCAAAATCCAAATATCGACGTCATCAGTACCAGCATCCGTTTTGTCAAGCTGAACTGAAAACTGCAAGTTGTAATTTGCAGTTTTCGAAACCGTTATTTGTGTTCCGGCAATTATTGAAATGCCAGAACTTATGCCGGTGTTATTAAAAGAAACAAGATTGATGGCATTTGCAACAGGATTTGTTTGTATGGAAGTATCATAAAAATATGCCTGATCTAAGATTCCAGTTGAACTCACAGATATTATTCCGTTGTTTACGGATAATCCAGCTCCGATTTTTACTACGCCATGAGAAGACGTGCTGGCTAATGGTTCTTTGAATGCCATTATACTAGACTCCATTCAATTCCGTTGAATATGAAAGTTAAACTGCCGTATGACGTGTTAATCACCGCTGAAGCAGCGCCATCTATCGTAGTTACGTCCTGAATTGTTATTGGATTTGTATCAGCAGTTCCGGAAATGTCCTTAACTACATAAATTTTTCCAATAGGGCCGGCTGGTAGATTAATGACACTTGGAGAAATAACATTCACACCAATATAATAATCTCCAGCAGCTGCATTATAAGGTGTCTCTGTGACGATAACAACTGGGACGATAAGTTCTCCAGGAGGGCCCTGTGGCCCTGGATCTCCCTGTGGCCCTGGAGGCCCCTGTTCTCCTTGTATGCCTTGTTCTCCTGGGGGTCCTGGCTCTCCCTGCAAGCCCTGTATGCCCTGATCGCCTTGTGGTCCTGGAGGTCCTGGAGGTCCTGGAGGTCCTGGAGGTCCTGGAGGTCCAGGCGGGCCCTGTTGGCCATTGACATCTATAGCTACCATATCTGAACAGTCTCCATCGAGCAGTGCTCCCAAAACGACATCTTGATATGCGGTTGGGATTCCGACCAACGGCGAATTTTTAGAATATTTCAGGAATGCCAGCACAGAATTTAAATCATGCAGCTGTTTGTTTAAATTATCGTTTTGAGACATTTTTTGCCTCTACTCTGGCAGGCCAGAACGGCCTAAATTTGTTTGTGAAATAATCTGATTTGTATCAGACATAAATCCAGTATTAACCAGGTTCTGGTTTGCGTACTGCAGCTGGCTGCCGTAAATTGATGGATAATAGTACTGTTTATATAATTCCCAATATGGAACGTATGCTCTACAATATTGGCTATATGGCGTGCAATAATATCTGTAATACATGATAGCTTAAGCTCCTATGTTTGTCGTGAACGAAATATTACGATTTATGAGATTCGAAAGCATGTCAGCGGTTTCAAATAACTCATCAACATAAGATTGTTCCAATTCCCATTCTTGGGCAGTGCGAGCTAAAATCTGATTTAACCAAAGTTGTAAAAATATGTGTGAAATTTCCTTTGGTTCTGATGTAGTTTTTATATTTTTGTTTAACATAATTAAAAGCTGTGATAATTGATTGATGAATTCTTCATCTTCATCAGTTAATGTTGTTCTAAATTGTTCGTGCCTAATTTCATAAATTTTGGTTTTTAAAATTAATAAGAGCCTCATCATTACGACATAAAATAAACTTCCAACTTCCTCATTAATTTTAGAAATAAAAAATTTTCGCAATTCATTAATTGCGTCAATAACCCAACGCTCAGCAATTCTTTCGTCTGGGGATAATGCAACACTGCTGACTGTCATAGTGCGAATTTTCCACATACAATCGCGCATCATCACTCTTACATTTTCTCGATCTTTTTTCGTTTCAATATTAACTTTAAACATAGTATTTCCTTAAATTTGCAACCAAAACGGACTTTCGCCCGTTTTGGTCACGTTTACAACAGTTCAACTCACTTCACGTCTTTTAATACCAATACGGCCTGTAATATGGACGTGCGTACCAATATGAGTATGGATATGAGTAATATGGCCCATAGCAAAAGGGGTTTCCATAAGGATAACCGTAATTGCATGGGTACGGGTAATATCCAAACATAATTGGTCCTTTCTTAATTAAGAATTAAAGAGGACCAATATTTGTCGGCGTTGCTGTCTGAGTTGTATCAGTAGCAACTCCCGTATTCACAAAACCCTGTCCAACACCCTGCAACTGACTTCCAACCGCAGCAACTTGGCTATTGACTCCAGCAACTTGCACTGAAGAATTCAACGCTTCCCAATCACGCTCAAAGCCACGATAACCGGCAGATAACGCAGCGATCTCAGTAGCACGATCTGTGAGCTGACGATTCAGATTTTCACGATCAATTGAGCCGAGAACGCCATTTGTGCTGCCCGATTCAGCCATTGTGACTTCATTGGTATGAGCAGCAGCCAGCTGAACAGCAGCTTTAGCACGCTCAAAACCAAGTAATGCTTGAGTGTTTGCGCTATTAACAGCATCTTTCAGCGCGGCAATTGCGTTTGCTGTGTGAAATGCAGTCTGCATAGCGCGATTGTTCATGTCATTTGCTTGCGCAACTTGCAACTTGTAGTTCTCGAAAATACTTTCCGAGACCTTTGTTTCAATTTCGCCAGCTTTTGTGTAAACTTGAAAAAGCGGGTCAGAAACGAAACTAGCCCATGATGTTTCAGTACCATTCATAATATTACTCCTTAGCCAATGTTAGTAGGTGTAGCTGTCTGTGAAGTGCCTGTCATTGTGCCAGTGTTGATGACGCCTTGACGGACTCCCTGAATTTGGCTAGCAAGAGCGCTAAGCTGTGAATTGACGCCAAGAGCTTGATAGGCGCCATTGAGACGGCCCCAATCACGCTCAAAACCGCGATAGCCTTCACGGAGAGCAGCAATTTCAGTAAAGCGATCTGTGAGCTGACGATTCAGGTTTTCACGATCAATTGTGCCAATGAGAGCGCGGGTGGCCCCGGCTTCGTTCATTGTGACTTCATTGGTATGAGCGGCGGCCAGCTGAACAGCGGCGTTGAGACGCTCGAAGCCGAGGAGGGTTTGTGTGTTGGCATCAGCAACAGCTTGTTTCAATGCAGCTAAAGCGGAATCAGTGTGAAATGCGGTTTGCATCGCACGGTTGTTAATATCATTTGCTTGCGCAACTTGCAGCTTGTAGTTCTCGAAAACGCTATCAGCAACTTTGGTTTCGATTTCTCCCATCTTTGTGTAAATTTGGAAAAGTGGATCCATACTAGTTTCTCCCTTAATGATTACCAGTTAATATTACTTCAACATTATCTAAATGTCATCAGATAATATTTGAAAATATTATCAAAATCTATTTATAAAATACGCGAAAAAACCGCAAAAAACTCAGCGCTATTTTGTAAGAAAAGTTAGTAAATAATTAATAAATAAATCAGTAAAATTAAGGAAAAGTTCCAGGTGGAATATAAATATACAAAAGTACAATTATTTTTTGTTGTTTAGCGTATTTTGTAGTTTATATTTTTAAAGTTTAGACATTTTAGGAAAATCATATGACATCATTAGAAGAACTAATAAAACAGAGAGAAGAATTAGAATCAAAAATAAAAAGTATAAAACAAAGCGAAAGAGATAGTGATATTACGATGATTAAAGGGCTTATAGCAAAACACTCTCTAGTTGCGCAGGATTTATTTTCCGATATCTCGATTAAGGTCGAGCCAAAGTATGTCAATCCAGAAACTGGAGAGACATGGGCAGGAAGGGGTAAAACTCCTAAATGGCTGGTCGGAAAAGATAAAACGCAATTTGAGATTGGCAGAGCCTAAAGAAATCGGGAGCATTGCTCCCGATTTTATTTTCTTTACATTTAAAATTACACCATCTGGCGCAATTCTTCCCACTTGTTTTTACTTATGCACATTACTGGACCGCCAATCCAGACTTCAGTATTGCCCAAATCATGCGGGAGATTTTTCGTCGTGTACCAGGCATGGCCAGTGGATTCTGGACTATAAGCCGAATCGACTTCTTCTATAAAATCCGTAAACTGTTTTGGAATTTCTCCAGTGAATTCAATTCTACCAAAATGCCAACCAGAATCATACAGTGCTTGACGTAACTGTTCAGAAGCTTTTTTATCTCCAGCCTTAAGACGTTTATCAAATTCTAAAAATGATGACCAATCCGAATCATCAATATCTTTAATCTTTTGCCAGATTTTATTCAAATCATCGACTGAGATCTTTGACATATTATAAAATTTATTAAGCTTAGTATTCCACATGTCTGGTTTATTCACTACGCCAATTTTTACGCCGTTCAGCGGGATAAGTCTAAGTGGAGTTGAAGACGTATACCCCTTAGCCGTTGTTTCATCAGTTGAAGCAATTAAAGAACGAGATCTTTTAGGAAAATCTTTCCGTGAAGGGATATTATCAAAAATGGTCGTGTAATAATTACTAGTGCTGACGCTCTTTCTTGAAGTTTTGCTTGGATCAACAATAACAAAACCTGTTTCTGCTATTTTTTCTAGAATGGCCCGTGAATTTTCTCCACGGTAAAATGGCATATTTTTTGTAAGCATCCATGAAGCATCTGACGCGTTCTCATTCAACTCGCTAAGAGCATCATCCATTTGCAAGGAAGTGGCCTGCAACTTTTGATCATTTTCGTATAAGAATTCTTTAAACGTAATCATGACAATTAGCTTTCGCCTTTTATTTTCCTTAAAGCCAGCGCGAATTGTTTTTTGGTGGCACGATTTATACCTTTAAATCGTTTATTTCCACGTTCAAAATCTTCTTCAGCGTCAGCCATTTTTGCATCAGCCGCTGCTGCCTTTTTATATTTTGCTAATCTTTCAATTGAACGCTCAATCGAATCTTTTTCAGATTGTTCAAGCGCTTCACGCAGATTGATAAGTGATTTTAATAATTGCATTTTTGTTTCTCGATTTATACTGGTTCAAGCTCAGTGCCAGTTACTTTTTGAAGGAATTCCCAAGCAGCTTTCTTATCAGTTGCTAATAATTTTTTCATCTGAGCTTTTTCTTCAGGGGTTGCAATTTTATAAAACTTTGAAAGTTCCATAATCCCAATGTTGCCTGGATACTTAAGCTCAGCTAAGTCAATAAATTCTTTAAACGTGATCATAATTAGGCCTGGTAAAGTTTCTTTAATTCTGCTCGCAGTGCCTCGGCTTTAGCGGCAGAAATTAATTTTGAAGTGTTTTGTTGCTGCGCGATGGCGCCATACGCTGATTTTAATTTATCTGCCTTGGAGCTTTTATGAACTCTTGAAGAATACAACCATTTCGCCATAGCCGTAACACCTATTTTTCCATCTCGATATTTTGCCCAACGGCCTTCGGCGTCTTTTGCTGCACTATCGTCCCACACTTCGGTTATTATATTTTGAATAAATTTATTAAGGATAATATTTTCCATTTTGGAAACTGTTTTATAAGCAGCTGCAGCTGATGCATGACGTTTAATATCATGAGGCTCTTTAGGAAATACTGTCTCTGCGCTCTTTTTCATAAATGTGTCAAAATCAGTAAATCCAGTTTTTGGTTTATTTGGCATTTCAAATGGTTTAAATTCTTTATCTTTTTGCGTTTTACTTTGCCATGACATGGGTTTAAATGTATCAGAACGTGACATATAATTTTCAGCATCCTGATAATACGCAACAAGCTTTTTAAAAGATGCGTCTTTGAGCATTTGCACAAATAGATTTGGATCATCAAAAAGCTGCAAAAATTTTTCTTTGGCCATATACTTTGGCGACATTTCGTAAAATTTCGCAATCGCTTTAACGTACGCCGCAGGTAGAGGTGGGCCTTCTACGCCGCGAATAGATATGGAGAGACCTTTATCATTCGCGGCGGCATTTAAAATTTTACGCAGTATTTCTTCAGCTGAGCTCGCGTCTTCAAATAAACAATTTAATTTCATTTATAATGTTCCGGATTTTTTTCGATATAATCCTCTTCAGTAGCACCAATACCATCGGCTGCGAGAGCTATTTCTTGCATTGCGCCCCAATATTTCCTGGGCATAACCATCATGCCAGTGTCTTCATTCCAATCTATAACATGGCCAAATTTATCCATAACGTGTTCATAAGCTCTTTCTGTTTCAAGATAGAAAGATACCATGTCATGCTGTGATTCTTGAACTTCTTCGCTGATCTTTTTTACTTCCATTTTTGGATCAAAACGTGTTTTGAATGTCTTCTTACCATATTTGAACTTTGCTTCAATATGACCAGACATCTTATGTGGGCCATCAGTAACTTCGGCATCGTGCCACATGCCGCCCATTTTAACTTTGACCTTATCGCCAACCTTAAACTCTTCAGCCTCATATGCTGCAGCGGCGCCAAGATAACGATAATCTTCTGACACTTCTGTTTTGGACTTTGAATAAATTACTCCAGCTCCCTCAAGTGGATCGTAACGGCCAGCTAATTTACCTCTAACTACATAATAAACTTTACCGTCTTTGCCAACTTTTCGTTGTGCGACGCCGTGTGTAGCAGACATAATGGCTTTAAAATCGTGCAAGCCGTTAATTGCTCTTCTTACTTGACCAATTGGCTCCATTAAATGGAGCGCTTCTTCTGATGCTTTTTGCTCTTTGATGACTCTGCCGGCTTGATCTATCTTAACTAATTTACCAGCAGTTTCGTGTGCGTATTGCTCGGCGTCTGCATGTTTATTCATGGCAAAAGTTTTAACAAATTCTTTCTTGGATTTAGGAATAACTGCCCATAATGTGTGTTTTGGCTCATACATCAATTTTCCTTTGGCTTCTTCCAAAGGGGCATGCTTATCACGCAATTCCATATATTTGTCAAGCAGATCTTTAAGCTTGGACATTTCAGTTGATTTTAAACCATAACGCGCCATTTTTGCATTTTTAAGATGATACTGAAGGCGCTTGGTATCTCCACGCTCTTCGGCGTCAATGGCTTTTTTCATGGCTCTAGCAAAGGCGGTTTCTTCTTTTAATTTTACGCTTTCGCCCATGAAATTGCCTTCTGCGTCTTTGTAATGACGTTGCCCGGTTTTATTACCATCTTTATCATATTTGGCATATTCATAGGTGGTTTTGCCGGTCTCAGAATGTTTAGCCGTTTTACCAGTTGGGACCCACTTGCCGCCATCTTCATCATCATGATATTCTGGCAAATCTAAAGCTTTATGGCCATGTGGCTGATAACCGTGTGAATGGTCTTCGGCCTCTTCTATTTTTTGTGTTAATGCCAGAAGAGAAGCTAGAGTTTTTAACATCATAATCTTTATCCCAATTAGGTTGATTTAATAAAGATTATTTATTATAGCGAGAGCGTTTTTATACTTGTTCAATCATCTTTGCTAAGTGTTGTGCAGTAGCTGGTGATAATGTAAATCCTAAATGGCCATGGCCCGTGTGGTAAAATACTTTTGGATTTTTCTTAGATTGTTTAACTATAGGCATCATGTCTGGCGTCATTGGCCTTAAACATGCCCATTGCGAATATTCTCTTGTTTCAACTTTTGGCAGCGTGGCATGAACCCATTTAAGCAATGGCTCGATTCTACTGCGGGTAATGTCATAATTATGACCAGCTAATTCTGCTGTTCCGGCGACGCGAAGGCGGTTGCCAAGCGTGCTGGTCACGATTTTTGCCTTATCATCAAGAATACTTACTTTTGGAAATAATGTATTTGCTTTATCTTCAGGCATAGACACTGTTATGCTATAACCCTTTACTGGATAAATTGGCAAATTATCACCAATAGATTTGGCTAATTTTGGAGATCCCACTCCTGCTGCTACAACTACAGTGTCAAATTCTGAAATCAGTTCTTTTAATTTTTTGGGTGATAACAATTCATGAGAAAAATAAACATTATACTTTTTCTTTAAAACACTTAAAAGTTGTACACAGAATTGATGCGCGTCACCAACGCTGTCATCTGGCGTCCAGGCTGCACCTGCCATGAAAACTGAACGGTTGGCCAGTGTTGGTTCTATTTCTGCTACTCTAGCTATTCTGGCCCTATTAATAATTTCCCAGCCGCAGCCAGCATTCTCAAAAAGTGGTTGTATTTTTTCACTTGCTTCAAGTTGTGCTTTATCCCAATAAACGTGCATGATACCGCAGTTGCTCTGTGAAAAAGAAATTTCTTCTTCGGAGGCAATACAGCTGTATAATTCACGACTTTCAATTCCTAATTTAATGGTCTCAAGCGTGCGTTTTTCGGCGTCGCCTCGAGCAGTAGATAATATGAATTTAAAAAGCCAAGCAAATTTTTCTGGATCGAGAGACGGCCTAATCAGAAGAGGCGCATCTTTTTGTGCCAGCCATTTTAGGCCCTTTCCGACATTTGCCCAAGTTGTCCAAACTTCGCTGTTGCTAACGGACATTTGCCCGCCATTTGCGAAGCTTGTTCGCATCGCCGCATAACGTTCCTGATCAAAGATCGTAACTTTATGCCCAGACTTTGCTAAATAATACGCTGGCAACATGCCGGCTAACCCCGCGCCGATGATTGCGATTTTCATAGTTTTACCCAAAAATAGTTGTGCGTTGTTTGATAATTTGTTCTGGCTCTAAAATTGTCCAATCTGATCCAAGAACTGGAGTTAATTGGATATGAGATCTAGGAATAAAATACTTATCAACATCAATCTGAAGCTGATCAACCATATTTGCATAAACACTGTCGAGTAAAAATAATGCCTCTGCCCCTTCAAGCAGCGAGATGGCATCAAATGGAGATGATACTGTGTCTTTTGTTAATTTAATTAATTCATAGCCCTGTTGAATGACATGACTTAAATCAATATTTGCAGAATAATCAGAACCCTCCAAATGGGCTACCACATATGGCTTGCCGTTAGTTAATTTCTTGCAAACGGCTTGTTCGACCTCTAGATCTCGTGAGATGCATTTTGCAAGCTTCCACTTATTGAGAAAAGGAATCCCGGCTCTATTATATTTAGACTGATCAAATTTCATGTATTGGAATGATGGCTCTTGTTTCAACTCAGGCATATTAGTTAATGCTTGATACAGGCAAATCATGTCAGATACGCCAGCGGCCTGAAGTAATCTAAGTGGCTCTTTGGAAAAGAAGAGTCCGGTCTTATCAGTTTTTACTGATAACCAATTTACCCAAGGAACATGTTTCTCAACTGCTGGAATAAATTCTTCACAGATTGGCCAATACACCTCTTTATTTTCTACAGTGTGAAAGTGATGGGCAATAGGCAGAGCAATAACAATATCTCCAAGGCCGCGGCTCTGAATAATTCCAAATTTTTCCATTTTATATTCCTACGTTGTTTTCTTTGTTTTTTGTTGCATGCCAAAATTATGAATCAAAGTTGGTGTAACCATATCTGATAATCGAGTGCACTGTTTTATCAATGCCGTTTTATTTAAGTCATTTTCTGGTAGCGCAGTAGTGTGAGCGCTATAACAACCTAAAATGTAATGGAATTTTCCTATGATCAGCATATCATGCATTGAATACCATGGCGGATTTGTGTTCTTTTTAATATGTAATTTTGAAAAAATATTTTCTTTCATTTCATTCGGCAATGCATTAACATCTTCAACACACGTTTTGAAAGTATCCTGTTTATACATATCTGAATAGAACTTATTTCTAACTACAGCACAGCCAAAAATTACATTTGCAATTCCAAATTCCTTTGCGATTGCTTCAGAGTATAATATACTTTCAGGCTGAAAACCTCCATCAGCACGAACGGCGTTGTTTACCAACAATGACAAACTTAAAACTACAGCCGTTAAAGCTTTCTTAATCATAATGATCCTTTACGTTTATTGAACCATTTAACTGTGGTATTTTCGCCAACCATCTTCATGGCCATATCTGCGCACTGATCATCATAACTGGCTTTATTTTGTTGGTATTCTTTTTCATTTGCGACCATTACTAAATCTACACAAGCGAAAGCGAAGTAAAAGCGCGCGACATTTGTTGCCTGAATTACGGTGAATGGTCCTTCGGAAGATTCTGTGGCATCTTTAAAAATTCCAGCTTTTAATTCTTCTGGTGAATTGAACAATCTAGAAACGCATGATTCATTTACGATAGTGTCTGAATTGCTTGGTTCAAATCTCTTAAGGAGAATAGTACAAGCAGACAAATATGCTGATTCGGCGTATAATCTAACATCATTCCTATGATAAGTCTCTGCTGCTGCCACGGCAGTTGTCATTGCATAGATCATCAAGAACGCTGCAAGAATCTTAAGCATGATTAATCCCAATGAGTTTGTATATGATTATTATACACTACTTTTTGCTTGTTGTAAATCATGTCTGCTAAAATAAAACGGGACCGCTTGCGGTCCCGTACTGATTTTTCTGTTTCTTGGCTTTCAGTAAGCCTCAGCTTGCCACTTACGCGGCGAGAGCGAATGTAGAGTCGTTTGCTTCTACGGTTTTTGCTTCTTCGGCCGGGTGACCCCAACCCTAACGGCTTTCGCATTGCCGAATCGTCCACTCAGATACTCTTTGCTCCGTCGAAACCTGGTCAGGCCCATTATAAAACACACTAGCTTCCGTGACCCACACTAAATAGCAGGGAATTGAACCCATTTTGTTAGTGTGTTTTATGGTGGACCCGGGCGGAATCGAACCGCCGTCCGCAACACTTTTCTCTTTGCTTCATACGACCATAAACTTATTTATTAAAAATAAAATGCATCTGAAGCTTCGTTTCCCAGCTTATCGAGGGTTATGGCGCGCTATTGCACTTTGTCATGTCGAAACCATGACAGGCGCATCATAAAGAATTTAATTCGTCATCTGAATGCCCACATTTAGGGCATTTTAGAACATCAATGAGTCGTAACGTTTCACTGTTAATCAAAGGTTGAGGAGCAAAATAATGACAATTTGATTCCTCAATTGGATCTATAGCCCTACCCAACTTCATTTCAGTTCCGCATTTTGGACAATTCATTATACTTCCTTATGGTGGAGATGGCGGGAGTCGAAACCATGACTGACCCATCATAAGAAAAACTTACTTGACGAATCTTGGAACATCAGCCGCTTTGCCTACATATTGGAAACTACTCAACATGGGCAATAGACCTTCTAAGTCATCAGATGAATGTCGTTCTATTAGATTATGCTCACCGTCGGTCAACATAAACCACAATAAAACATCAGGAATATCTGAATCAAGCTGTGCCTTAAAAATATATTTCAGATCGTCTATAGTCATCACACTTCCTTATGGTGAAGCCGGGCGGAGTTGAACCCACGTCCAGAACACTTTTCACTTTGCTTCATGATCATCAGGAAATATCTTAGGTATGTAAGGACAACAAATCATACTTATGATATTTCCTTTATCGTCTTTCTCTATAATAGGCGTGTAATTTTTAATTTCAAAACATGTATCATGTTCAATGAAAAAATTATCGTCCATGTTTTTCGTAATGTTCTACAGCGGCGTCATAGAACCATTCCTCATGGTCATCCGTCCAGCCAGGAATTTTACGAACATCTGTGCCTGCCGGGAAAACTTCAATGACTTCTTCAGTGTCAGCATCAAACAAACTCACTGGGTCTACCGTTTCCATACTAATTACGCCAAGATCATAAATTCTTTCAACAGCAGAACCTTCGCCATATGGATGAGCTGTGGTTAGGTCTTCTACCTCATATGTGACTTCAACATCAAATGGTTCGAGATATGTGTCGTCATCTGGTTCATTGCCATCCCACTCTTTAACAGTGAATGAATATTCAACTGCACGTGCTTCTGAAATTCCTTTCATCTTCATTAATATCTCCTAATAGGATCCATAAAAAGATTATAACATTTTTATGGAGAAAAGTAAAAGCTCCCTAACTTGTGTCGCCATATTCGCTACGCTGGCTATGACCAGGCCTCAAACCATAGTGGAGCTGCGTTCCTATTTACTCTGAGAACATCTGATCAATTCTCAGCGTTAAACATTTCGCTTGACCGCCAGACTTCATGAATTCACTTAAAGGCGTACGTCGTACTTTAAGGCCAAATTTGGCAAGTTCATTTTCAACCCGTTGAGAACATTCGCTTAACACAATATTCTGTTTTACCTGAACTGCGTTGCAAGTGAAAACCGTTGCTTCATCTTCGGTTAACTCGATGATGTTATCGAAGCAATTGTGAATTACATAATTGCCATATTCATCAAAAGCGCCAGGATAGTACATGACTGCTGTCTCTCCATTGGCTCCTTCAAGAGGGCAGAAGCAAGTATCTAAATGGTAGAAGCGTGGATCAACAAGCTGGAGTGGCCTAACTAAAACTTCAGGGAAGGCGAGTTCAAGTTCTTGCTTTGCGCCAAGTGTTGACCTAAAGCCAAAGCCCATGAAAAGTCGACCTTTATTGTCTAATAGCGCGTCGCCAGCGCCTTCAAAACTAATGTGTTTTTGAGGCACCGTGATTGCTTTATATTCGAGCAACATGCCATTTGAAAAATGATTAAAATTATACCCTTGTTCCCTCTTCCGTTCGGGATGTCTAAAGTTTGCAATTAAAACTTTTTTGTTGACGACAACAGCGGCATTTGCGGTGAACACGATATCTGGAATACTTTTATCTGCAAAATTCATAAAAGAAATCTGTGCGCCGCAATCATAAAGCGTTGAAACAAGTTGTTCCCATTGTGTAGCTGCAACAATCGGATTAACTTGTTGTTTATTGCCGACCATCCAAGGATTGATTTCACTTTGTACCTGGAATTCGCGATTCCACGCCATTAAAAATTTAGCCATTATCTTACCACCTTTTTTCCAATTGAGGTTAAATCTTCACCATCAGAGATGTACTGCAATCCACCTTTATTAAAGAGGGGCGCGGTGCGCATTGCCTTCTGTTTAATAGCTTCAACAATTTCTGGTTTCTCACGCTGTAACACCATTGGATCCATGATGGATCTTTTCGCAGCAATTCCAATTCCAGAATCTATAGATACCTTTTTATCGTGTTGACCACGATATGATAAGGAGTACGTGTCAATTGGTTTAAATTTTTGTTTTGTTTTGAGCTGTTCAACATTTAAACCAACCTTTTTGCAAAACTCAAGTTGATATTTATCAAAAGCTTGTTTGGCTTTCGCCTGTTGCTTTTTTGTTAATTTTTTTCGCGTATCGGTATAAATTATTGTCATGGCTTTTTGTGTGGTGTTCCATGGATGGTGTTTACGTGTTTAACTCGTAAGTACTGTTTAAGCAGACCTTCTATATTAGCCGCACCAACAGGATTTGCTGAATGTACTGCAAATGAAAAATCATTGTGAAGATTGATTGTCCTATCCATATCATTTTCAACCAACCATTTTGCTAGATCCATTCCAGTTGGAACATCTTCGCCAAGGTCATGATCGAATGATATGAAAGACGGGGCGCCTAATGTAACTATAGCGACAATTGCTTCATCGAAGCTTCTAGCAACCACCCATCCGCCATATGGGCTTCGCGTTTTTGGATGTCTAATATCATCTAGAAATAAACTCCAACGCATGTTTGGCTCCTAAAATTTATAGGATGATTGTATTACGGAGTGTATGAATTGTAAACAACTTTATGCAATTAGTTCGTTAATATTAATTCTATTTTTCCTGTCTTCATCAGATATTTCGCAATCATCCATGTTGCCAGTAATTCCGGTTGCATCTCCACAGATATTAGAGACATCTCCACGGATATTAGAGACATCGCCAGAGATGTTTGAGACATCGCCGCGGATATTGGAGACATCGCCACAGATATCGGAGACATCACCGTGTATATTGGAGACATGGCCACGCATATCGGTGACATAGCCAGAGATGTTGGAGACATTACCGGAGATGTTGGAAACATTCCCATACATGCCTGAAACATTGCCAGAGATGGCGGAGGCATAGCCACGAATTTTGGAGACATCTCCGCGAATGCCGGAGACATCGCCGTGGATGCCGTAGACATCGCCTCGAATATTAGAGACATCACCAGAGATGGCGGAGGCATAGCCACGAATTTTGGAGACATCTCCGCGAATGCCGGAGACATCGCCGTGGATGCCGTAGACATCGCCTCGAATATTAGAGACATCACCAGAGATGGCGGAGGCATAGCCACGAATTTTGGAGACATCTCCGCGAATGCCGGAGACATCGCCGTGGATGCCGTAGACATCGCCTCGAATATTAGAGACATCACCAGAGATGTTGGAGACATCACCAGAGATGTTAGAGACATCACCATGGATGCCATCATGCATGCCAATAATCTGATTTGAGCTAATTTTAGTTAAGCGACGTTTCATTTAAGATCCCCAAGCAGGTTGCAGGTTAATTAGTCAATAGACATATTATACCATACATATGAGAAATGTAAACAACTTTATGCGCGCAGCTTTCTGATGTCAATTCCTTTTTTCCTGTCTTCATCAGATATTTCGCAATCGTCAATGTTGCCAACAATTCCGCTTGCATTGCCAGACACGCCAGTTACATCGCCAGAGAGACCAGATACATCTCCAAAGATGCAACATACATCTCCGTAGATATTAGAGACATCTCCATAGATTCCACAAGCATAACCTGAGATACGGGTCACGTCACCCGAAATGCCAGATACATCGCCCGCGAGATAGGATACGTCGCCTGAGACGCCAGATACATAGCCAAAGATGTCAGACACGTCACCCGAAATGCCAGATACATCGCCGAAGATGCGGGTTACATCACCAGTTATGCGTGATACATCGCCGGTTATACGGGATGTGTCTCCAGTTATGCGTGATACATCGCCGGTTATACGGGATGTGTCTCCAAAAATTCCATCATGGGCGTTAGATATATTACTAGATATCGCAGTGTTCAAATTAAGTGCACGTTTCAACTTAGAATTCCTCGTCAAAAATATGTAGGAACAATTATATCATCAATATTAGAAAGATAAACAAAAGTCAAGTAATTTACTTCCCCTGCCCAAGAAGTTCTTCTATTTCATCATATGACGGCGCGTATACGCCCTGATGTTTAACAGAAATTGCTGCTGCGACATTTGCAAATTCTATTGCGGCATGAATTGAGTTTGCATAAGTATTATTAAGAAAATTAGCTACTAGAGCTGAAAAAAACGTGTCGCCGGCACCGCAAATATCAACAACTTCGACTGTTCTACCTTTAAATGTTACTCCATCAAAAACACAGCCTGCTCCTCCTAAAGTCGTAATGAGACCAGAATCCGGTACAGAACTTGCTGCTTTACGTTCTACTTCATTGATTTTAACATAACAGCCTTCAAATCTTTTGAGGTCTGTTTTCTTGGTATCGATGAAAATTGGCCCAGCGAATCGTTTTCTTAGTTCTTCGACCAATTCATACGCAATATAGCCTTTATTGTAATCAGAAATAACAATAGCGTCTATCTTTGAGGATTGATCGGCTATTCTATCAAAAACAAGTTTACCATCTAATGGTGTCAAATTAACATCATCATCAACTCTAACTATGTGCTGGCCGCTTCTTTCATCCAGATATCTAGTTTTACGACCAGCAGAAGCTGTAAAAAATTCTACGTCTTGGCCTAGTGTTTGAAGATTTTTTAAAACATTTGCGGCCATGCCATCAAGTGAAAAATTGCGAGTTACTCGTAAAACCGGAACTGGTGCCTCTGGACTTAATCTTTCACAGACGCCATAAAAATATTCGTCAACGCAACTTTCCCCGAGAAGCAATATCTTCGATTTTTTGAGTTGAGGAGTGTGGAGTTCTGTCATAAAATTCTATCCTTTTGCAAAATTCAGCGCCAATAATTGGTTTTCCAATATAATCTGAACCTTTCACCATGATGTCTGGCGCCAGTCCTTTTATTAAAGCTGATAACTGTTCATCTGAATCAAATTGATCTACTGCATCTACGACACGCAAATTTATAAGCATTTCAAGGCGCTCTGAAAGAGAATTTATTGGTCTATTATTACCTTTAAGTTGTTTTACTCTTTCGTCGCTATCAATCAACACGGTCAATTTTGCTTCAGGATTTTCTTTTAGTCCTAAATGCTTGGCATAAGATAATAATCTTAAATGCCCGACGTGTAACACATCAAAAGTTCCATTTACTACAACGTTCATTTCTCCTCCGGAACTAGCCATTTAGCAAAGTCTAATAACGTTTCAAATATTTTTGGATAAGTTGCTAATCTAAGACCATTGAGGCCGGCGAATGTTTCTTGGCCTTTTCCCGTTTTAACTAGAACCGCAGTAGCATTTGCGCGCTCAGCTGCTATTAAGTCTCTGCTAGCATCTCCAATATAGAACCCGCCATTTGAAAATCTAAGACCTAATAATAACTCGGCCTGCTGTAACATGGTTGGATTTGGTTTAGCTAAAACAAAATCCGGTTTGCTTGATGGTGAGTAAAATAATGCATCTACTGGAGCGCTGCCAGAAATCAATAATTCACGCTGTAAAATGCCATGCAGTTTTTTAACTTCAACTTCTGTATAAAGGCCTTTTTCTATGCCTCCTTGATTTGTTATAACTGCTATAACATGTCCTGCGCGTTTTAGTCTTTTAATAGCTTCAATAACGCCCGGAAGAATTTCAAAGTCTTGCTCTTTGTAACAGTACGTCCCCAAATCACGATTAATCGTGCCGTCGCGATCCAAGCCAATAAGCAGCGGCTTACGATTTACTGGCTTGACTATCGCCTGGTTCAACACGATAATTATCCTCTACGCTGTCTGGAGTTGAGACTTCAATTATTGTTCCTGGCTCAATACAAATAAGCTGATGCGGCAAACATGGTGGGTTGTGCCAAGTACTTCCAACTTCTAATGGTGTTTCATGGCGTTCTGCATTACTCGTGTCGATCCAGCGTACAACAAATTTTCCACTGATAACATGCCAAGTTTCATCTTTGAATTGATGAAAATGCATACTAAATTTTGCTCCTGGTTTCTCAAACACCATGGCTTTTCCACAGTACTTATCATTGGTCGCCCAAATATTTTCATGTCCCCAACCCTTGGCGACATAGCCTTTAAGTTGCGTCATGATTTACTCTGATTTGCTTTGTGGTTTTTCGACAGCTCGACGACGTGGCCTAAATGGCGCAGAAATTTCAGCGTCTGTTGCAGCAAAGTCGACCTTAATTTCTACGAGCCTTTCGTTCGGGCGCAGTTTAACTTCGTACTTATTGGTGAATAATTTTGCTGCGAGTGGTGAAGTAACGTGCTGAGCAACTTTTTCTGTTGGATTAAAACCAGCAAAATATTTGCCATCATCATTTACAACCGCATAGAAACTATGCAGTGTAGGAGATTTTGTATTATCGTTTATCATCTAATCCTCCTGGATCGGTTAATTAAACATCAATTTCAAATTCAATCATTAAACCAGCTTCTTTGCTATATGATACGGATTTAATGTTTTCTGATTGCAGCGCGGTGAGCAGCATAGGCTTAGCGCTTTCCTCAATAACGCATTCCTCAGAAACACCAAATTTTTTTAAGAGAAGATCAATTTGATCATCCAATGATAAGTCATCCATATTTGTCTCCACTTTGTTTTGATTTGATTTGTTGAATTTATTCTTGACGGTTAATATCCGAATTTAATGCAGATAATAGCGATAAACAGCGTTTTACTGAAGCTATTGGCGGTTTTTCAGACGATAACATCTCCGACAGTTTAACCTCAACTTTGTGTTTTTCTGTCCTTTTACGGTTGATGCTATAATCATTCAAATGTAGAACCTTCACTTCAGTTCCTTATGTTGCTGTACTATACATATTTATTAGAAAATCAGTAGGAATTTTTTCCAATTTACTTAATTTTAGTGCATATAAAATAGCTAAATTATAAAAATAAATATTCAACCTAATATCATATTAAGAATATCATGCCTAAGAAAAAAATACCAGACCTTCAATTTGAGATAATTCAACAACCATCAAATCTATTATATCTCACTGTTATCGAGTATAAAAGGGAAAATTACTTAACTGTTATTGATAATATTACTGAAGATGAAGTAATCGCATTTGTGCTTGATATAGCAGAACAGGAAGGAATCACACTTCAACAATTCTTAAGTGTCGCAAATCGCTGGTATTATTCTGATTCAAAAAACCACCCCTTATCAATAGAATTTGCCAAACATGGCTTAACGCCAGCCGTAGCACCAATGATCAAGTCATTTGATTTGAACTGTGTTTCACGGATTATCGGATATCCCTTCATGTATAAACTCATGATGAAACGCGTAAAACGGCGTCGGGTGGTACAAATTCCTGATACTATAGAAATAAGATTAAAAACAAAACAGGATTAAATTCCATACATTCGCTTAAGCCAGCTGAGCGAAATTTCAGAACAATCCAAATTAACATCCTTAACATCAGCAATTTGTGAAACCATTTCTTCTAAAGAAACTTCACATTGCTCGTAAGGAATTTTCCCAAGCTTAACGTCTAAAAGCCATTTTGCGATATCCTCGCGCAGAGGAATTTGTAGTTTGCTTGTTTTCAATAATTCAATTGCTTGATAAGTAACTCTAAGTGCGTGGTGGATTGATTTCCAATCTTCACCCTGTCCAGTAACTCGCGACCCATTAAAACGACCTATTGCACTTCCGACGGCATTTATTAACTGCGAAAGTTTAACAGTGAGCAGGTGTGTGCGATGACAGTTGCCATATAGCAGTTTAATAAACTGAGCTCCTTCCTTATACTCGATAATTTCATCTAGCCCAGATAAATCTAGTCCTGCGTCTAAGGCGTGTTGAATACTGCTCTTTTCATTATATGAGAAAAGCCGATCTCTTAATTGTGAGAGTTGATTTAACCTCCGGTTGGCGCCAACATAACGATGCGCCATAGCCTTGGCGTAAGATACCATTTTTGAAATTGGTGGCCGGCCCGCTTGAGTTAACTCAGAACACAGAGCATAAAATTCTGGATGGCAATCTAAGATGAGTTCTGAGTCGAAATAATTTTCAGCCACGTGCCATGCGAGTTCAATCGCATATGCCTGCCCTGTTTCATATGCTGAGATAAAAACCTGAACTGGAACATGCTGGATATCACGCTCGGCCTGGACAATACCCACCTCACGACATAAAAGCAGATCTGAAATATCTGGCAGAGTTGCGATTCGATAATCATAGTCGCTGTTTGTGGTATGTGTTCCGTACAGCCTTGAACCATAAAGGCACCGCAACATAACATTCATCATCGCTCCTTAACAACAGTTGCGTAAAAATCAGATGTCTGGAAGTTGATTATAATCTATACTATCAGACATGACACCAATAACGTAATTCACACTTTCATTTTCTTGGAGCGCAGTCTGCTTCTTGCTTGTATCTGCGTGCTTGTTGAACCAAGGAATTGGTGTCGCTTTAGGTCCATGATATTTTAGACCAATTTCACGCAAAGCATTTACGGCAGTAAAATCAACGAACTCCTTAAGAATAGCGGCGTTCAGGCCAATCACAGGACCTTTCTTGAAAAGATAATCGGCCCAAGCTTTTTCTTCAGCAATAACCTCTTGGTACATCTTCATAACTTCATCGGCGCATTTAACTTTTGCTGCTGCAAATCTTTCGTCTTCTTTAACAACTTGATTTATAATGTATGCGGTCCATTCTTTATGCAACAGTTCATCTTGTAAAATCAGACTGATGATATTTCCATTGCCAATAAAAATTTTATTTTCGACCATAGCTAAACTGGTCGCAAATGAAACCATGAAGCGAAGAGCCTCTAAAGCATATGAAGCGTTTAGCGCTAACCAAATTGCTTCGATAACATCCTGTTCGTTAACGCTAGATTTATCAATTTCAGATAGACAATTCAAATGATGTAATCGATCATAATATCGGCCTACGTTTGCGGCCATTGAAATGATTTCTTTAGTATCATGGATTGAATTAAAAACATCCTTAGGAACATTATAAATGTTACGGATAATATGGCTGTATGAGCGGCTATGAATGTTTGATTCAAAAAAGCCCCAATTAAACATCAGCGCTTCTAGCTCAGGCAGTGAAACAACTGGGGTGAATACTTGTGTTGGGCCACGGCCTTGAAGACTATCTAACGCCGTTTGACGAAGAAGATTGCTCGTAAAAATATGTTTAATAGCTTCAGATGCATCTTTGAAATCAGCCGCATCTTTGGTTAATGATACTTCTTCCGGAACCCAAAAGAAACCACGAGCAGTTGTTTCAAATTTGGCAATACGAGGGTAACGAAATTCTTCAAAACGTTGAATAGTAACTGGACCCGCCGGATCCAAAAACATTTTGCGAGTTAAGTAATTTGTTGGCGCGGTTAAATCATACTGTTGTTTTGACATTTTTTATCCTTGCGTGATATTCTTTCATTTTTGCGCTGTGCGCAGCATTTTGTTCAGGTGTTCTTTTAGGACGATTCTTAAAAGATTTTTTCATATTCTCAATGTGTTCTTCTGACTTTTTCTTCCCTTTTAAAGGATTAGATTTTTTATAAGCAAGCAAGCTTTCTGAAAACTCGTATCTTAATTGTTTTTCTTTACAGTGCCCAAATTTACCTTCTGCTGTATATTTCACATTAGAAGCATTTGTTTTTAGATCCAAAGCGCAATCTGTCAAAGTTAAATATTTTTTATAAAAAGATCCATCTAAGTTGTACGCGTATACTTTGACTCCAATTGATTCTATCTTTGATTTTTTAGTAGACGCTGATATTTGTTGTTTCTTTTCTTCAGTATGAATTTTTCCTAACATTCCCTTAGGGTGTTCATTTTCAGCATACCACTGCTTTCTAGCTGTCGATGCTCTCCGTTTAAGCCAGCCAAACAGCTTATTATTGACCCGCTGTTTAGTATGATGAGTGGTCATTAAAACTGCGGCATATACCAGAGATTGAATGTTGGGGTGCATTATGAGTAAAAGCTGATGTGCTAAAAAATGCTCTTCTGGAGTCAATACTACGATATTGTCTATATTGTCAGAGCCGCCTAGACATCTGGGGATAATATGATGTTTTTCAACATATCCTTCAATTATTCTATTGCGGCTTCTTTCAATTAACAGATTATAGTGTTTTTTGTAATTCATGCTATTATTTTGCTTGTCAAAGTTTACAGCTTTCACAATCGGATTCATCGTCAAAATCGATTTGTTTAAGCGGTGTATCTTGCGGCGTTTCATCTACAAATTTTGAACCTTGTTTTTCAATGAGGCTATAATAGAAGCTTTTTATCCCCCAATGGTGTGCCAACATCAAATTCTTTGCAATTAATGTTGATGGAACTTTACGATCTGGAAAATGCTTTGGCGAATAAAAAGTATTCGTGCTGATGCTTTGATCAACATAAGCTGCAATAACTGCAGCTGTTTTTAAATAGCCAACACAATCTTCCTGTTCCCACATAAGCTGATATTTATTTTTTAACTTATGATATTCAGGAACCACTTGAGTAAATGAACCGGCTTTACTTTCCTTAGTTGAAATTAAACTCATTGGCATTTCAATTCCATTAGTTGAATTGATAACAACTGAGCTCGATTCAACTGGTGCTACCGCCATCTGAGTTGCGTTGCGTACGCCATACTTTTTCATATTGGCACGTAAAGTTTCCCAATCAAGCTCTGGTGCAAAATTTGCAAGTTCATTCACGCCTTCAGCGCGTAATTCCCATGGGAAAAATCCTTGTCCATACCGCGTTTTATCACTATGAAGACATGCACCACGTTCTTTAGCAAGTTCTACGCTAGCTTCTGTCAAGTAATATGCTTGATGTTCCATGAAAGATTTTACTTCCTGTAATGCCTCTGCTGTTCCATATTTTAATCCGCGTTTTGCATGCCAGTATGCTAAATTAGTAACACCGATACCCAGCGGCCGTATAAAGTCATTCGACAATTTGCTATGAATACTCAAAAAATCTTGGTAATCAAGTATATTGTTAAGAGAGCGATGAAGTATGCGACACGCCCGACGCATGTCTTCTGGGTGTCTAAAGCTGCCCCAATTTATACTACCAAGTGTACACAGCGCAATTTGCGGTACTTTTCTAATGCATTCCTTTTTAATTACTTTCATTTTTATCCTTAAATAATTTACAGTTATAGAAATGCCAGCGCTTCATTTGGCTTATTCCGCCTACATTTTTGCAATGCGGACATTCTATTCTTTCGCGTGGACCTTTAAGGTTATTTTTATGTTCCTGTGTCTTCGGTTTTCTCATATTCTTTTTATGTTGTTCAGATTTTGGAATTCCTCTTGTTGCTGCTGAGATAGATTTTGCCATCTTTTCTAAAGATTCTGTGGATAATTTTCTACCAGTTGCTGATTTTATTCTTTCAGATTTTAACTGATTTGCTTTTTCTATCCCATACATTTCTTCATAAGTTTTTCCTTTTGCGACGGATTTTTTACCCCACATTGGATTATTAGGACCACGCTGGTTTCTTGATGCCATAGCTTTTATATAGTTTTCACACATGGAAGTATCGCCACCATCACCGCTTTCAATTCTTTTATTCGCCCATTTGCATGACTCAACTATATTATTCTCTATAGAAAACTTTATCGCATCTTCAATTAATTTGTTTTCATCAGTATATGGTTTATTATCATTCAACAATTCTGTAGAAATATCATAGCCATATGTTTTTAAGTGTTTTAACCAATCAATTCCACTACCAAAATATGCATATGGATCTTGTGATGTTTTTCCAAAATATTTTAAACCTGTTTTATTGTGTATTTTTATGTATAGATATGCTGGTTTATAAATTTTCATAATAATAAATCCCGTATATCATCTTCTTCGGTTAACTCTCTAACTTTCTTTTTATCTCCATTAGCCAATAAAACTTTATGTTGTCCCGGCAATGTTAATTCTTGTCCATTATCAAGTGTTAATTTAAATTCACCTTCATCATCTAGGGATTTAAACGGAACTGTTGGCAACAGGATCTCGAGACAGAGGTTACTTTGATAGATTGGATGATGCTTGCCGTCAAATGGACCTTGCTTCAGAACGTTATCAATGAAGACGAGGTAAATGCGGCCGGTATCAGTGCGCTCTTTTAAAATGCCACTTTTGAAAACTTCTTCAGCAGAAATAACTTTTTTGCGCAGTTTTGGATCTTGCTCATATTTCACATACAACGCTTCAAACTTATTCATATCAGAATAAAATGCTTCATATAAATCTGGCACTTCATTCGGATCAAAGAAAGTAATATCCTGTTTATTCTTGAAACGCCTAAAGAAAAATGCGCTCAATACTACGCCATAGTCCAAGTGTCTAACGCGAGTTTCATCAGTTCCTTGATTATTTTTTAAAACAATCAAATCATCAAACTGATAATGCCAGATTGGGTAAAACACGGTAGCTGACGCGTTGCGAATTCCGCCTTGGCTGCATGACCGTAAGTCGCCAAACCATTTTTTCAAAAATGGGATCATGCCAGTATGCATAACCTCGCCACCACGAATTGGTGAACCGAGCGGCCGTAGCCTTCCGATTTCAAGTCCAATTCCTGCTCGCTTGGCAGCGTATTTTGCCATCATCTCGCCAGAAGCAAAGATAGAATCAAGGTCATCATCACTGCGAATAAGAACACAACTACTGAACTGTTTAGTAGGGGTACCAAGCCCGGCAAGAACCGGTGTAGCCAGCGTGAAAAGACCATCACTGGCCGCAGTATAATATTCTTTGATATAACGCATTCTGGCGTTATTTGGCTCTTCTTTATGCATGACAGTTGCAGCTGCAACCATGTAACGAACTTGAGGAGTTTCATAGATTTCCTTTGTGGCGCGATTACGAACAAGATATTTTTCAATTAATTGTTCAATTGCCGCATAGCTATATTGTTCATCCTTACTATGATCTATGATTTCATCCATCTTATTCCAATCATCTTCTGAATACCATTCAAGAAGTTCAGAAGTGTATAGCCCAGCAGCAATATTTTTCTTTACGATTTCAAATAAACGCGGAGGATCATACTGCCCATAAACGTCTTTACGTAGCATGCTGAGACGTTGTTTGCCTGCAACATATTGATAATTCGTGTGGCCGATGTCTGGATTAGCTTCAACATCGATAAGATCGACAATTGCTCGAAGAGTAATTTCATCAATCTCACGTGTTGTAATTTTGTCGTAGAAATGTGGTTGAGCTTTTATTTCAATCATGCTCTGGCTCACATCCGCTACGCCATTACACACATTTGCGATTTGATTTTGCCATTTTTCAATGGTCAATGGCTCTTTGAGACCATTTCTTTTGATAACGTTTATGGTATTCATTTATAAAGTAATTAAAGTTTAATATGAGAACTGCTGGTTATTTATTGTGGCCGGCGTAAAGGGATCTCAGAATATTATAACCTATCAAGATCTGCCAACTTAAGTTGTAATTCAACAACCATGGCATATGCAATGGCGTGAGATTTTTTAAATGAGTAACCAGTTTCTTCTTTGGCATAAAGCAATTTTCTGGCCACATCTTTATTCTTAAGATATATTGGTAAGAGATCAGATTTGCCAGGCCGGATAAGAGCCAAAGCATCAGCTAATTCTAAAGTCGAAGCTGGTTTTAATTTTTTCAAAAGTTCCCCATGTTTTGAAAGCTGGAATAATTTTTCAACTACCGATGGCAAAAGTAATAACTGCCACGGCGTTGACTGCTTTGTCATATCTTCAATTTCTTTTCTATTTTTAAAATGATCGTAAACACGAAGATGCAAAAAGTCAATTTTAGTATATCCTAAGTCTTCAGCAGTATCATAAGGAATAGCTGCCAAATTTGTCATAATATCAACCGGCATTTCTTGAAAGTAAACGCCGCACGGGTGTGGTGTAATTTTTGTGCCATCAAAAATACTTGCCTTAACAGTATTTGAAAATATTGTCGCCGCAATAAATTTTGATGGGGTATCAATATCAATATCCATTTAAATTCCTAATTCTTTTAACCAACCAGTTATTTCAATTATGGCTTCAGGATCTTCAGACATCCGGTCTTGCCAGTAGGTAGCATTAATAACTTGATGAAGTGCATGAGTATCATTTTCATCAAGCTCACAATACATTTTCTCAAACTTAGATGATCGCAATAAAATAACCGGTGATATTTTCTTAGCTCTAATTAATGAGATGATTTCTCTAATTCCGAGTGCTGGCAATATTTCTTCAATCTGAATATCTTTTTGTGCAGCCAAATTATCCAAAAACTGGATTGTACGTAATGCTGAAGTTTTAAGATCTTCCTTATTTAAGGCGTCAAGATAAAGCTTATACGCGCTTTCACTTCTCCAAAGAGATGGGGCCCAATCTTTTCGAACCATTAAATTTATAAACATTTCCAAATCCGAAAGTTTAACTTTCCGCGCTTGTTCTGAAAATTTAATAATTGGGGTGAAATATCTGGAACCAATAAAAGCTTCATGACTTGGCTGTTTACGGCCCTTTAATTTAAACCACAGCCTATATGACTCATATGCCATTTGTCCAAGTGGGGTTCTCAATGTATCGATTTTCTTTTTTACTTCACAGGTTTCACGGTGTGTTTCAAACGATCTTTCAGACGACAACACTTTCGCACAAAATTCACATTTCCATGTTGTGCTAAATTTATTCTTTCGTGAATGTGTTGCTGTATCAGATGGTTGCATTACACTCCTTCCTCAATTTTTCAATTTCATCTTTTTGATAACCTAGCTCAGCAGCTAGTTCCAAATAATCTTCTGCTTTCAGCAGTTCCAATTGCTGCTTAGCTTCTTTACTCGATAGCCCATAGTATCTGTTAAGTATTTTAAACCTTTCTTCTGTCTTAGCTGCTTTTGAATTAGCTTTTAACCACTGATACCTTTTTTGTTTACGAGTAGTTGCGACAACCAATAGCTTTGATAAAAGGCTTGGGTGTTTGCCAAGATTGAACACGTGTTCATTAACCAAATTATTCAACAGCACAATCTGACACGCATCGTTTGTACCAGATAACCACCTCATGAAAATTAGGGCAGAAAATTGTTTCTTTTCTTCTGCTGTAAGTTTATCATAGAAGTCATGCTCGCCAGCATTTATTTTTTCAAATAATGAAAAAATGTCTAGAGCACGTTTATTTTCCATTAATCACCTGATTGAGCTCAATGAATGCTGCAGCCATATTAATTTCGGGATCTGCGACCAAAGAGTGTTTATATAGATAGTTTGCGATAATAACAATTGCTTCTTCTTGCACAGCAACATCATTACTGAGAATATTAACATTATTATAAAGAAACGTATAAACATCTTCAAGTTCATCACGAGTTGCCTGTGAACATACGAGTTTTCGTGCTTCACGAATATTTGATTCTTTCAAAAGATCAATGAGCTGCAATTTAAAATCCGCAACTTCAGTTGAAGTATTCGTTGCTTGTAAAACTCCATCAATCGTGTTTTGTTGAAGCAGCACGATTATTTTACGAATATCTGGATAACCAGCTGAAATATATTTTGTTAAAACGTCAACATCATACGTGACACCTTCAGCATCAAGAATATCAGCTGCGCGAATAATCACATCATCATGCTCTGGTGCAGAAAAATGAAAGTGCTGCATTCTTGATTTGAGTGCTGGCATGATTTTATTCTCATAATTGCAGGTGCAAATAAATCTGCAATTAGCCGAATAGTCTTCCAAAATAGAACGCAATAGCGCTTGAGCCACCGGAAGAAGTTGATCCATTTCTTCAAGCTGGACAATTTTAATTTTGCCCATGGCATATGTCTGTGCAAATGAGATAACTTTTTCACGCAGTGATTCTGTTTTCTCATCAGACGCATTAATCCTAAGAACATCAATTGGGTCAATTCCTAGCTCATTGACCAGAATTCCGGACAGTGATGTTTTTCCTGAACCTTGCACGCCGGAAAGGAGAAGATGAGGAATTTCTCCTTCAGAGATCATCTTCTCAAATCGTTTTTTCTGATTCTGATCATGGAAAATGTAGTCAGCAATTTTCTTGGGCCGATACTTTTCGGTCCACAACATATTCTTTTTCATCGTAAGATTCCATCAAAAGAGGATAGTTTGATTATATCATAAAGCAAAAACATAATCATAGGGAACGCTATACTAACGCTTATACGTGCTCCTAACAGCAGATCTTCTGTTGTTGCTGAAACTGACATCGGCACGCGTATGATCAATTTTCTCTAGAGATTTGCTAATAGCTGGTGGCCCATCTTCTATGGAGGGTTGCACAATTGATTTGGCCGGAGGTGTTTCAGCAACTTTTTCTGGCTCTGGCATTTCCATTTCTTGGGGTGCCTCAGGCTCTAATATTAATTCTTCTGTCTTCAATTCTTCTTCATGAATATTTTTATCATTTATTTCAGAAACGAGTTCATCAAGTTTATATTCTACGGAATCTACTACATTTTCTATTTTAGATTCCGGAGAATATTCATCTGGAATTATTTTTGGCAATGGTGACTCATTATCTGTTTTTTCTTCGTTCTTATTTCTATTCTCTACTAAAAAGTTGCCAGCGAGTAACAGTGCAATAGCAAGAGGATCAAACACGAAAATAATAACTAAGATAACCCATTTAACTGCGTGCTCTGGAGTAGTGCCAAATGCCTCAGCAACATAAATGATTGGGCCAACTTTAACTTCTTTCTCAATGTTTTTTACTTTTAATTCTGGCAACTTTTCATCAATATCAGCCAAGCGTGAATTTAATCTATTGACTTCTGGCGCAAATTGTTTCATCAATGTTGATCTACCGCGCACGCTATTTTCTGGCAGTCTCGCAATTTGGCTATCAATTTCTTCTTTACGTTTTTGAAGTCTTATTTTTTCTTCTTCAAGCGCGGAGATTATAATTGTCTGTTGATTATTTCCGGCAATTGCTTTTTGAAATTCTCCAGATAAAAATCCAAATGCACCAGCAGACGTTATTGTGACGAGCACTATCGTAGCTGCTAACATATATGATTTCATCAACAGATTAATCTTTTTCCAATACTTGTATATGAAGGACACAGCAACAACTTTGCCAATGTCTAGAGACACCGCCAAAAGAATAATTATTGGATTAGAAGCGAATAAGCTCGATAAACCTACAACACTAATATAAGTGCCTAGTGCCTCGATGCTAAACGCAGCAAGGAAAGTTAAAAATGTAAAAAACATAATTACAACTGATAACAGTCCTCAGCTCGATCGGTGACTGCTAAAACTTTGCTTTCATCTGTTTTCCAAATTTTAACTTCATCATATTCAAAACCTTTTGTCCACATTAAAGATTCAATTAGAATTAAATCTCCATTGCGAACATCTGTACATTCTGGACCCACCGCAAGTGCTTTACCCCAACGAGGTCCTGGCTGTGACATAACATCTTGATTTGTCGTAAGAATTCCAGAACGTGTTTTGGTAATAAATTTTCCACCTGCGGTGTCATCCATAAAGGCGAATAAGATATTGTTTCTAATAGGTATAGCGGCCATAATTATTTTTCATCCTTTTCAATAGCGTTTTTTGTCTTCTTGGCAGCAGCTGAAGATTTTTCTGCAGCTTCAAGTGACATTTTAAGAGCATCGGGCATTTCTTCTTGTGATTCTACAATTTCCGCTTGATTTAGAGGTACGCCTTTGATTACTTTGATTCCTTCTTTTTCGTCGATGAATTTTCTGCGAGCTTCCACATTTATTGGTGCCGGGGCGGTTGCCAATGAGCGGGTTATCGCGAGAAGATCAAAATCAACTACATCGCCTCTTGCTGATCTGACTTTTCTGGTCATTATGATTATCTCCATTAAAGGATATTTTTTATAGGCTAAATTTTATGACAATTGCACTCCCTTATATTTATAGGGATTTTTGCCAAAACTGTATTTTTGGGTTAATCGTGGAAAAATTCTTCTAAAGGAATGTCGTATTCAAGAGGATTAACGAGATTTAATCCAATAAGATATAAAATGAAACAGGCGCAGGATGAACCACGACCAACTCCCCACGGTACATCTTTTTTGTTGAATACATCTACAACATATATGATGGTTCTAAAAAGATTTGTTAAATTTCTTTTTTCTATTTCTTCTAATTCTTTTTGCAATCTTAGTGCGGCATCATCTAAATTATTTTCAAACTCATTTTGTTTTTCTAAAAATTTTTCAATTAAGAATGCATGCAAATCAAGTGATAAAAATGGTTCTGGAATTTTCCAATCCAGATTAATTTTTGGCACATCATCTGTAGCTGTTAAAATTTGTTCATCCGATAATTTGTTAAAAATTTCAATATCATTATTTTTATCATAAACTGTTAAACGTGAAACAGGTGTGCCAAGCATTAAAAATTCTGGAATTAATTCGGCAGAAAGTTGATAAACGCCATCATACTTGATGGCGTAATTACCAAATTGCGTTTTAACTTTTTCCATTTCTGCGTTTAGCGCGAGATTCATATATTAAAATCTGATAAATCTGTTGTTGATAAATTGACCACTGATATTCCTGATTTTTCAAGTAAATCTATCCCAGCAGTATCTCGATACTTTTCAAGATAAAATACTTTTTTGATTTTTGCCTGAATTAATAATTTGGCGCATTCTGGGCATGGCGATAATGTAACGTATAAGCTTGCACCATCACTATTTCCGGTGGTTCTTGCTAATTTACAAATTGCGTTAAGTTCAGCATGCAAAACTGTTGGCTTAGTCACAAGAGAATAACGTTTATAATTACCATCGGGATTTTCTTCAACATATGGCCAAGTTTCTTCTTCCTGCTGCTTAGAAAAAATAGTTTCATCTGGCATATATTGCTTGTCTTCACATTCATTTGGCTGGCCGGTCGGCGTACCATTCCAACCATAAGAGATAATATTATCATCACGAACAATTACGGCGCCAACTTGTTTACGTAAAGCATGAGACATGCTCGCGCAATTACGAGCAATGTCCATGTAAAAGTTATGATAACGATATTCTTTAGGTGTCATGCTGATTTCTTAAAAATATTAAAATTGACATTCTGTTCTTTTTCGCGTGAATCAAGATCAGTATATGCCGACCTAATCTCCTGATTAGCTATGACTGCAGCTTCCAGCACTGAAAAATCTACGCCAGCTAGATTCGCCATTCTCAGCATCGCGGCAGTATCTTTCGGAAAACAGGCGCCACCATAGCCATATCGACCATCTGGGCCAGGAACTGCCATATGCGTTGGTCCAATTCGTGTATCTTTTGCGAGAGCACCAATAAAGTTTTCCCAAGAATCCTGCGCGTTAACTGCATTATATACAGAATATACCTGATTAAAAAATAAAACTTTTAATGCCAAGAATGAATTCATGGTGTACTTAATCATTGATGCAGTTTTTAGATCAGTAAAAACTACATTCTCTCTTCGCAAATTTTCACAAACAGAAAAGCCGCGATATGCTTCATATACCTCATGAACTAAATGCTCTGGTCCACCAAACACATGAAGTTCAGCATTAATGAAATCTTGTGCGGCATTTCTTTCAGTTAAAAACTCAGGATTATAAACAATTCTATCGCTCAATTTAGAAAGTTTATCTAAAATAGGAGGCGTTACAGTTGACTTAATAACGATAGTTGGCCTATATGTGAGATTAGATAATTGGTAAACCACATCCTCGATAATGTTTGAATCTATACTGCCATTATCTCCCATCGGGGTTGGCACCGCCACGAAAACAATTTCAGGCACCATCGGAGCTAAATCATTTATAATTGTTGTGCCAAGTCGTGGATCGACAATAACTTTAGTTAAGCCTGTTGATTTAAAACCTTCATCAATAGCTTTTCCAACAAAACCATGACCAACGATACCAATTGTTAATTTTTTCATTTTATACATTGTAATAGCCCCTGTACCATTTGATGAAATGTTCAATCCCTTCTGTTGTCGGAGTTGTTGGTTTATAGCCTAACGCTTGCAGCTTGCTGGTGTCTGACCATGTTGCCGGAACATCAGCTGGGTGTGCTGGGCGATAATCAATGATTGCTTTTTTACCAACGACGGTTTCAATATTTTGAATGAAATCCATGAGCTGAACTTGTTTTCCATATCCAATATTAAAAATCTCATGACTCTTTGGCATCACATTCGTATGGTTGACGACAATTTCTACACCTTGAACAATGTCATCAACATACGTAAAATCACGAATCATGTTACCGTTATTATAAGCAATAATTGGCGTACCGTCAATAATACCTTTAGTGAAAAGGAATAGTGCCATATCCGGGCGACCATATGGACCATAAACAGTAAAGAATCGTAGACCAATTGTTTTTTCAATTTTGGAATGCCCAAATTGGCATTCATTGCTACGCTTAGACCAACCGTATGGATTGTTTTGTAAACCTGGTCGATCTGTCTCATTCCATGGTAATGGTTGGCCATGCATAACACATGATGATGAAGCGTAAACAACTTTATCAATTCCATTGCGTTCACAAGCTTCAATCAATTTTTGAGTGCCACCAATGTTCGTGTTAATATAATCCCATGGTGAAACCATTGAATGGCGTGGATTGGCGTACGCCGCTAGATGAACAACTACATCTGGCACGCCAGCAGATTTGAATAACGCATCAAAATTAACATCGCAAATATCACCAACATGAGTCCTTAAACCCTTTTTAGCCAAAATGGCATCGCGGTCATGTTTCAGCTGTGGTTCATAATAATTGTTAAAATTATCAATGCCATAAACATCATGACCAGCAGATTGTAATTTTTGCGCCAGGTGAAAACCAATCATTCCTGCCATTCCAGTAATAAACACTCTCATTTTTATTTTCTCCTCTTTTCTTAATACTGTAATAAACTCGCCTGACGGCTTTGATTTTTAGTATCGCTTTTTACAAAGGCGAGCTCAAGAATTTCTTTCACGATCTCATCGGCATTCGCGTGTTGTTTCCAGAATGAAAACGCCATTTCGCGCCATTCATCACGTAATCCACGATCTTTTGCCAATTTTTCTAACTGTTCAGCAACTTCAGCAAAATTAGTTGTATCAAGCAAAATTGTACCGGTATTTTTACACTGGCTAATTGGATCACCTTGTTTTGCGTGAACAACATTGTCACCAAAGTGCTTATGGAAAATAGGAATTGCGCCTGAGGCAATAACTTCAGCATGACAATTTTCAATATTGTTTCCATACATCTGTGCCGGTAGATGATATAGATCAGAACCGAACGCAGACAATGACATCCTTTCCATACATTCTGTGTTAACATATGGAGGATATAAGTATGAACCAACACCTACTTTTTCTTGCCCGTGCATCGATTTATTAAATTTTTCTACATTGTCCAAACCTTTTTCTGGTCGGAAATAATTCATAACTTTCCGGCGGCCGGCCAATTTTTTAACATCGCGATACAAAACAAACGGGTAACCAATACTGGCTTCAAGACCTTCAAGAATTGTAATGAAACCACGCTCATGGAGATATTCATCAGCCAAATCTAGAATAATATCTGGACCTTTCCAACCAGTGCTGCGCCCGATCCAACGAATGACCATGTCATTTTGTTGCTCGATTGGCTTCCAATACTTGGCACGATGACCATCAAAGTCAAAGCCTAAACCCATTTTAACGATGTTAGTTGTGACATCATTCTTTTTGGCCCAACGGCAAAAATCATTATCAAGTGAGTGTGTCATTAGAACATCCATCGCTTGACAGATTTCTTTCAGCTTGGCATTGCGAATGATGGAGGCATTTTTGTGGTCAACGTTAATCAGGACTTTTCGAACATTTAAATTTTCAACTAAGGTTACGAAATTGTCTTGGCATTCAACTGGGTGCGATATAGACGGAACAGAATATACGACAACTAAATCCATTTCGGCGAGCTGCCGTTGAACATCTTGGCATGCTGATAAATCTGCAGCTTTAAACAATGTATGTGGAAATTCAATACCTTTAGCTCGTGGCCATTTATGATCTGACGTAGCAAAAATTGTTGCGCCTGTTACTTTCTGCAGTTGAACTGCGCACTGTGTAACTCCGCAGCCTTCAACGCCACGACCTAGTAGCACTGCAATTTTCATAGAATCTCCATTGAGAATAAATTAATGATACGCATATTGTATCATATTTCCCCCAACTGCCCAAGATTATTTGCTAATCTAAAATAATTTGTTTTTGTGGGGACGACCTATTTATGAAAAATAATTTAGCTTAAATATAACTTCTTTAATATTACAGAATGAATAACTTCTGAAGTTGTTGATAGCCGCCAATATGTTCGTTATTGATAAAAATTTGTGGAACAGATTTAGCATCTGGCACAAGTTGTTTTAGTTGATCTACAGTCCAACCATCTCCGATTTTTCTTTCTTCAAATGGAACATGTTTCATTTTCAACAAGGTCTTAGCTTGTTCACATTGGGGGCAATTTGGTTTTGACCAAACAACTGCATTCATCCTTGATACTCCTTTTCATAAATTTTTAAAATTTTTTGATGAGCAAAATCAACAACATGACGATGAAGCTCTCGGCCTTCGCGTTCAAATTGTTCAGCAGTCATCCAGCGAGTTTCGCCAGTTTCAAAATGAGGATCATCAAAATCATATTGTGATTTTACTTGAACGAAGAAAATTGTTATTCCGTGCATGAATGTTCCGAGCTTATGCACAGGTGAACAGAAGTTTGATTTTTTGAGGCCAAGCTCTTCATGGCCTTCCTTGATGGCTGTTTCCAATTCTGAAAGACCATCTTCTATTTTGCCTTTAGCAATCTGAAAACGGTCGCCACCAAAATGTGGGGTTGATGGTTTCATGAAATACATTTCAACGACACCATCATCATTGAACACAAATGGAATAATTCCTGCACGCTTAATTCGGGCATCTTTCATGTATAGATCCTTGTATGATTTATAATTTTATAACAGTTTTATTCAGAGCTTTCAGTTTTTTCAATATTTTTGTTTTTCTGTTCATTGTTGCCATAGTAGCGAGCTAAAATGAATTTACTGTAACCCTCAATTGATGCAACATATGCTAGATATATTGCAAATAAATCCCATGTCATCTTTTCTGACAACGTCAGCTTTATCATGATCCATGTTGCAACTATGCCACCAACAAATTGTAAAATTTTTGTCAATGAGACTTCATTTGTATTTGGCTTAGTAATTATGTCTGTCCAATCAAGTTTTTGAGCTTTCTGTGCTTTCCAGAAAGCGTACACAAAAATGATTAATAAGAAAATTACAAAGAAGCCAAGAAATTCGTCGGAAGATATCACGGCTAGCGAATTTATTGTTGATGTTAATATATTTTCAGGTGTCATGATAATTTTATTCTATTTAAGTTGTTTATTGATGGAAATTAAGTATTAAACCATAATTAAAGTATTGTTTTAGCTATAAGTGTTATCGCGATATCTTGAATTGTAGTATCCACTGCTGGTGGAGAATGTATTGTTAAGACGTCGCCAAAATTAAATGATAATAACGTAGCATCTTCTGATTCTGGAATAATTGATACATTTCCAGTTGATGAAGAAGCTTCGAAAGTTACAAAACCTATTGATTCAAGATTTTTCTTTATCGTTAAAACATAATTTGATGAAGGCGCCACGAGTGAAACGGCTTGTGAATTCGTGAAACTTGGTAAAAAGTCAAATGACCTTGGCGCAACAAATGATAATAACGTGGTGCTTGATGTCGGCTTACTCTCGATAAAACATGCAATATCGTAAAAGTCAAACTTTTTATTTTTCCATTCTACGCCATCATAGATTAGTGCATTGCCTGCTTCAAGCGTTTCTTCATCTATAGTAACATCAAGTAAATCATCTAAATATTCGGTTCTTGGAACTTCCGCTGGCTGCCATTGGCCAGATGCTGTAGAAAATGTTAAAACTTGCTGATCTAATGGACTAGTAGTACCTGTGACATCAAGCAGCTGTTCCAAATATTCAACCATTGGCACAGAAGCTGGTTGCCATTGCTGAGTCAATGTTGAGAATGTTAAAACTTGTTGATCTAACGCGGTATTTGTGGCGGTTACATCAAGCAGATCGTCGAGATATTCTGTTTTTGGCAGAGTAAGCGGTTGCCATTGATTGGTGGCTGTATAAAAAGCTAAAACTTGCTGATCTATTGGACTCGTAGTTGCGGTGACGTCTAACAGATCGTCCAAGTATTTAACTACGAATGTTGCGGTTCTTTGAACCAATCCCGTTAAATCATCTTCTATCAAAACACGAATAATATTAGGTCCAAGAACTGTTCCAACCCTAAAGGATATATCAGTTATTGGTCTAGATAATGTTAATTGGCCAGTAGGGTCACAAAATAATGGTTCTCCTAGAGCGCTGTTTGAAAAATTCCATAGTGGGTTAACTATAACTCCCTCAAATATCATTGAGGTCACTTCACCAGGAATCAAATCTACCGTAACTATCCCAACTGGTTTTTTATAATCTGAAGGATTAGAACTTGCTAAAACTACTTTATTGGGTGATGAAAGAGCCACAATAGAAAAACGTGGAATATATTCTGCGGCGGAAACATCTAAAAACTGTGCAGATGGTTTTGTAACAGCTTGAGACAAGTAAGCTGAAACTTTAATATCAGTGTCTGTGGTTAAAAATTCGCCAGTGGCCAATCTGATTGGGCGGCCATCATAATCACGTAAAATATAACCACCATTAGTCTCAGCTGAGTAATCAGATCCCGCAGTTGAAGAATTAACAAATAATGTTACTGAACCAGATGATTGATATATGCCAGCAAAAAGGCGAAGCTTATCTTGCCATTTTGTGCCAGTCCAGACCTTCATCTTGGAAACAGATTTATCAAACCAATGTTGATCTAACTGTGGGTTGAGCGGAGCATGTGGAGAATATATTGGCTCAAAATTTGAAATTCCGCGGGTCAGCTCGCCAGTTAATTTGTCTATGTCCCAATAAAAATATTGCGTTTTACCTGCAGTGAAAGGTCCCCAAGCTTTCTGAACTGAGATTACTTCAGAAAACAAATAATTTGATTCTCCGTCACACATTGAACCTATTGTAGATTTCGGAGAAACCGCAACATCTAAATAGAGCAGGTCAGGATTTTTTCTGATATGAATAGGCGTCAAGCTTGAATCTTGTTGAAAGATAAACACGCCCTGCCTAAATGGAATTCGCATAATTTCTCCAAAAACTTAAAGTCTGAGGATATTTATTAAATAACTCATAGACTATAAAATCTCATAAGGAAAAATCATGTCAAGCCAACTCTTCGAAAAAGACTTTATTGATGCATTTAATCATGCCATGTTATATGAAGTTGGCCCGCACTGGGATCCAACAAAGCCAGATGTTATTGCCGGAAAAATAGGAAATAAACAGCAAAGACGTGACGTTGGATACGTAAATGATCCGGATGATACTGGTGGTGAAACGAAATTTGGTATTGCTAAAAATGCAAATCCCAGTGTTGATATTAAGAATTTAACTCTTGAAGGCGCAATGGTGATTTATTACAACAAATATTGGCTTGAGCCAAATTGTAATTCGATGCCTGCCCCAATCAATTTGATTCACTTCGATGGGTGCATTAATCATGGCTCGACCAGAGCCAATAAATTTATTCAGAAAGTGGTGGGCGCGGAACCAGATGGAAAGATTGGTGCCAGAACTCTTAAATTAATTCGCGAAGCTGATGCCAAAAAAGTCGTGATTGGAATTGCAGATCTGAGAGAACAATTTTACCTAGACATAATTAAAAGAAAACCGTCGCAGGAGAAGTTCAAAAACGGCTGGTTGCGACGGATATCTGAAATAAAAGAATACTGCTTGAAAAGATTAAAATAATCTAGGGCAGAATATCTCCGACGGCTTTTCCGTCAATGAATTTATTTAGATCATGCGGCGTAATTACAATTGACAGCTGTAATTCTTTGCCGTATTTTTCAACTTCACCGATCGGATGACATAGCGCTTGCCCTTTTGCCATGAGTGGGTGACATAGCACTTCATGATTGTTATACCCACATACAGTGATCATCTTTTTGTTTACGCCATAATCATCTGGTGACATAATAAAGGCGTATGTTTCATGACTTGAGCATGATCTAATTGGTACTGTATCAATCTGATATGTTTCTTTATCAACAATAAGAATGTTCCAATGAGCAGGCACATTAAACCTAAATCCATCAACTTCAATAGTTAAAGATGGACCACTGGTTTCTTCAAGATAGGAAATTGGTGCAAGCATAAAATCTTGCATTTGGCCAGAGAAAATCCAATAATGTTTTGGAACAACTGGACTTAATAAATTCTCAATCATGTATGGCTTATTATAGTCTGTCAATATTAGCAAAGCCGTCTCCTCATTATTAATCTGTTAAACATCAAATTTTTATGCAAATCTAAAATAGATTATTTCTCCGGAAAGATCAATAGAATATTTCATTATTTCTTTTAAGAAAAACAGCAATTCATCTTCTGGACAAAAAACCATTATTTTCTCTGGTTCAGTGAACAGCTCCTGCTTATTCTTTACATCAATATAAAAATAATAATTAAGACGACCATCTTTATCACGAAAAGATGCATCTTGGCGTTTACTTAATTCTTGTAGAAAAACTGCTTGATTTATAGTATTCATTTTATTTTAATTGTTGTGGGTTTACTGTAATGATAACCTGCTTCTTTATAATATTTCATACGTTCGTTCATGTGCTTTTTTGACCATTTCAAATCTGCACCAATATCAACGACATTAACCATCTTTTTGTCATCAGCTAATCTTGTGCCTCGGCCGACCGACTGAATCGCTCGTACGAATGATTTGCCAGAATCAACTAGAATTAAACAAAATACGCGATCAATTGAAATACCCTGAGCAGCAATACCTGCGGTCGCAATAACTATCAGATCGTTCTTTTCGGCAAACTCGTCGTAATGCGTTTTTCTAACATTTTTCTTGCTTTCGCCATAAAGGAAAACAGAATCCTTAATTAAAGTCTGAAGTCTTTCGCCGAAATCAACCGAGTTAACTAACACCAAGGTGTTTCCATATTTTTCACATCTGTCAATAATTATATCAGCAATTTTATCAAGGCGGCCTTCAGATTTAATCAAAAATGCTTTTTCTGACGCATAATCCGGAAAATCTCCATCTTCAAATGTTTGATCTTTTAGACGTATGCATTCAATATCTATTTCAGCTAGATAACCATTATCAATGAGCCAGCGGGCCGGAATTTCTTTAAGAACAGGACCTATTGTGGCTATTAATGAAGTTTTATCTGATTCTGGCTTTGGGAATGTTCCGGTAAATCCAAATCTAAATGGGATGTTTTTACCGTGATCAGCAATCAATCTTTGCACGACATTTGCTTTAGCGCCATGTGCTTCATCAACAATCAACATTCCAAAATTTTCCATAACATGTGGATTATTTTGAAGTGATTGCCACGTAGCAACAACGTGTTGAGCATGAATTTCTTTTTTGGCGCCAGAATATTCACCAGCTTCCATGCCACACGCAATATACCATTCTGCAGTTTGTGTCACAAGATCAGAAGACGGAACAATTGTCATGGTCCTATAACCAGCGCGACCATACATATCACAAAGCCCGGCACACATCACGCTCTTTCCTGCGCCGGTTCCTGCAATAATAAATCCAGAACCTGCATCTAGACATTCATTAATTGAATCTACTTGATAACCACGAAGATTAATATTAAACTGCTTAAAATGATCTGAGGTAATTCTTTCAGTTGGATTATCAACGGGAATTCTTTTATCATTTAACTCAATATCATATCCCCATTTTTCCAAGTATGGGATAATTTCGTGCAACAGTCGTATATATGTTCGTCCAGTTTTCTCAAAGAATCTAACTTTTCCATCAAACCTGCCCAATTTGTATTCGGGCATGAAAAAATAACCTTCAACGAAGATGCCGAATTTATTCCATAAAAAATCAATATCAGATGGATGCAATCCAGCAATGACAGCTCTCACCTCATCTTTAATTGTTATATGACACGTTTTTGACATTTTTTAAATGATATGTTGAATTGAATTTGATTTAATTTTATTCTGTTTTGCCAGATAATAAATGGCAACTTTAGTTTAAATATAACTTATTGGTACTGCATAATATTATTTGAGCTTAAGTCTGTTCTAATAACGAAGACAAATTTTTCTTCATAAAATTTCATACTTCGTATCATATGTTTTGTGCCTGAAGATTTACCATCCCAAAAAGCAATAAGCCCATCGGCGTATTTTGCCATTTGCGCATTTCTTTTCATGCCAGCGGATTTTCCATGTTTATCCCAATCCGCAACAAATTTTGTTAATTTAACATCACACCCTGTAGCTAAACGTTCACCCAACGCATCAGCTCCTCGTGCTCCGCCTGATACTATTTCAACAAAATTAAATATAATCCATTCAGGCAATTGAGCAAAATGATACGTAAAATATTCCCAGTCTGAAAAATTTCTTGAACCAGCAATAATAATTTTCATAAAATTTCATCTTGCAGCTGGTGAATTCTAAGCTCAACAATGTTTTTCAAACTCCAGCCCATTTGCTCGAGCGCTTTTACGATACTTGAAATTTTTTCTTTAACGAACCGTACTTCTAAAATAAGTTCAGACATTTCAATATGATCTTTTTCACCCGCTATATAAGCCTGTATATCTCTCGTTGAAAGTGCCTTTGAATATTTTTCATTGTACTTTTTCCAATGCTTGGCTTCAATTTCATCTCGCCTAACATCAAGAAATTGTTCAAGAGTTTTTAATTCTCCTAAAAGCTGATCATAGCGAGAGATATAACTTGGCAAAGTTCGATTGACCGCCTCGAGCTTTTTACCTTCGATATCAAAGATAGGCTCGGCGGCGGCAATCTCTTCTTCATAGCGAACTAGGTAATCACTGATCTTTGAAAAATCTGTGAGAACGTCACTAATGATAGACATTTATTTTCCTCATCCCTCAACAACGTTTTTATGAGTTTCTAGAAAATCAGCAACATACTTTACTAGTTTACGTGGCTGAACAAAAATCTGTTCAGACGTGGTTTCGCCGTAATAGCGTGTTTTGCCTTTAACTACATGTGTAGTAACAATATAACCACCAGCAATTACGCGAATGTCAATCTGTGCCTCAGTCGTAACAGTTGACAAATCATCAACGCTTGCTGCATCATCTTCTTTTTTGATTTTCATGTTTTCTCCTTAATTCGATTCATCTTCAGGATTATCTGACAGCGAGGACATCAGCGCCTGAACAGTTTGTTCTTCCTTCTGAATGAGAGGATGTGAAAGAATTTTATTAACAAGCTCTTCATTCAGGCTCTTCGTTTGAAACTTAATAACATCTTGGCCAGGCAGTTGCAGTGATTTCCAAGCGCCGGCTGCTGTAACTACACCAAGCTCTTCCATCAAATCAAGGAAACCTGAGTACGGATCCATACCCTTAGAATATGGAACTTCAATTTCGATTTTTGAACCAATTTTCGCAAATCGTGATTTATAACATTCGACTCTCATGCGGATACCAATGATATCGGAACCTTCCTTCAACTTCAGTTTTGTAATCAACATAATCTGTGATGCTGAATACCGAATTGCGTTATTGATGATCCAGAGTCCTTCGCCATTTAACACATCAGTGTTAGGGTAAACCTGGTGTGTAACAAGCATTGACATTGGTAGACGTTTGATTTTTGCAACAATGGTTTTAAGCAAATGTTTTGACTGCTTTGCTCGTTGACCTTGGTCACCTTTTTGGACACCTGACTTAAAGTGATCTGCTTCAGTATCAGTTAACAACATGTCAATTGAATCAAGGATAATCATGACCTTTGGTGCATTAGGATTATCTTTGCCATACTCCTTTTCATAAAGACCGACGAAGTCAGAGACTGCAGAAACAACGTCAGAGAAAAGGGTTACGCCAACATACTGAAGTTTTTCAGGCGAAGTATCGACGCCAATTGCGGACATGAAGGTTTCATCAAGAGCATGTTCAGAGTCAAGAACTAGAATAAAAGCACCTTCATCTTGTGCATTCTTGATAATGTTACACGCCAAGAATGATTTACCTGAGCCTGAAGGTCCAGCCAAACAGGTGATACGGGACTCAGGAATTCCTTTGCTGAAACTACCAGAAACATTTTTATTTAACGCCAAATTGCCAGTAGAATACCAATGACGTGGAGGCCCAAAGTCAGTGCTGACAGTATCGATCTTTTCCAAAGTTTTTTGGAAATTTTTGATAAACGGCAGTGCCATAATATTTGTCCTATTAAAATTGTTGAAGAGATGTTAGGGTCGAGCTTTTAAACCCGACCCTATGCGTCTTTATTCGCCAGCTGCTGCTTTCTTAGCTGCAGCTCGGGCACGAATTGCATCTAATACTGCTGATGCTTTTTGGCCACTGGCTGGTTCTTCAGCTTGAACTTCTGGCTCTTCTTTACGCGCTGCAACTTTCGCAGCAACTGAAGATACAGATTTAGCAGTTACTTTTTCTACTGGCTGATCAACTACAACTTCATCATCTTCACTGACGCTACTGCCAGTTTTTTCTGCCTGCAGCATTGCCTCAATCGTGATACGAGACATATGCTTAGTACGATAAGCTGATAAATCATAAAGTTCAAGATTTTCTAGGATATCATCACCAACATCTGACATTTTTGGTGAGAAGCTTGAGGTGCCATAATCAGAATACTGTCCTGACTTGGTTTTCTTGATGCGGAAATTATAACCGCCTTTGAGTTCATACGGAGGATTTTCAAGATCTCCAGATTGGAAAGCTGATTGGATCTGCTTGAAAATTTTTGGACCAAAATCAATAAGCTTGACAAGTGGCTCGGTATCATATTCAAATGGTGATTCGATGACAAGAACTTGTCCAATGTAGGAACGCTTTTTGTAATACTTTTTACCCATGGCTTCATCGCCGGCGTCATAGTGCTTTCGTGATTCTTCACAGAGAGGACAATCTTCACCATACATTGAGAGACATGGAACTTTCTTTTTCTCACCATTAACTACAAGCTCATGATGAAGATTTTCAACCAAGAAACCCATTGGGTTATCTTCATTTAAATCTGGTAAGAAACGAACGATGGTGGTAGTGTCTTCTGGCATTTTCCAGAATGAAAAGAATTTCTTCCAATCTGAATTTGTATTTTCATTTGATGCTTTTGTATCGAAAGCTTTGCGTAAATCCGCAAGTGAACGTCGTGCAGTCATGGTTAATCTCCTTAAACTAGAAAGTTAGAGTTACAAACAATTACAACAAACCCAAACATAAACAAAACACAGCTTTTGAAGTCTGCAGTTTTATTTATAATGGACACCTTACTAATTAGCATATTTTGTGCTAAAATAGGTTGGCGTTCTGATGGCGGATAAACATACGTATATCTCGCCAATAAGCTGCAGAGACGGTATAGTTAACACATCAGATTTAACTAATGGCGTTAACGGTACTTCACACAGTGGTAATTTAAATTCTAAATTATTAGCTGTGTTAAATGCTGATTTCCAATTTGCGTATTTGTACTTAATAACTGGACAATCTAATACCAAATAAACAATTCCATCAAGGTGAATCGAAAAATCTACTACTTGCGCATCAATAGGATTTGGATAATATTTGGTGTTTAATGATGTGTTGGCAGGAATCGCACAAATATCGACAATTGGCACTAACATCTGTTTTACGCATTTTAAAGAATGCGTATCACAAAATGTTTTTAATGCTTTTAATGAAGATGCACCTAATTCAGCATAGATGCGATAATCTACATTCATCTAATAATTCCCATTTATTAATTTTTTAACTTTTCAATTATATCATATTATGATGAATAATTTTTATTAAGTACTAATTTAGTTTAATTGATAATTCTATTATGATGCAATCAATAATTCTACTTTAGTGCTATTATCTGTGCCATCTATAGTTATGACTTCATCGGCTTCAACGCTTAATAAAACTTCCTGCTGTTTAAAGTACATATCTTTTACTGTTTCAGCTGGTACACATTTATCTGATCTAGTCGATTGGCGCTGAATAATAACATCAAGCGGCGCAATAACTTGAATTGCAACTATTTTAAAATTTTTTCTTTCCAGATCAGTAATCCAGCGTGTTCGGCTTTTTCGAGTTAGATTTACGTTATCAACTATAACGACATTTGTTTTTAAAGCCATAGCCCAGCTTGAATCGATTAACTTTTGAAACTGTTCTTTATTTGAATTACAGAATTCATATGCCTTGCTGTAAAAATCAACAGTTGAGATTTCTTCTGAATTTTCAAGATGTGATTTCAACATCTGCAATCTGATGTTGTCTAAACTAAAAATATAAACATCTTCATTCTGGCTTTCAAAATGGCGTGATAATTTTTCAACAATCGTGCTTTTGCCGGCTCCAGCTACACCAACCATGATGAAAGCAATTTTATTCATTTTACATTTTCCCAATCTTCAAGCCACTTTGTCATATCAGCTATTTTTTCAGCATGGTTGTCTGATATCCTACCATGCTGGTCGCTTATCAAAAGATCCAACCAAGCTCGGTGACCAGCTTCGCCTAACTTTGAAATTAATGCTCTTTTTAGATTTTGTCGTTTTTGTACATCTTTATAACCATATGGAACATGATATTCAATCATTAAAGCGATGCTTGAAATATCATCTACAGTTATTCCAACCTTTTTACAGATGTCCTTATTAGTCAGAGCAAAATCTACCCAAAGACGAGATGATAATTGTTCATGACCACTATATGCACGATATGTCCCACGCTCTTCTTTATATTTTACTACTTCGGCCATTGGCTTACCAACATCATGAAACAACGCAGCAGTTTGAGTTAAAAACTGCTGCGTTTCATTTCTGTTATTTGCTAGATTATTTTTGTACCAAGAAATAATCATCCTTGTATGTTCAGCAACATTTGCTTCACGATGCCATGGAGAGTCTTCACGTGTATTCAGCATTGACTTCCAAAGTGGCGATGATTTGAGAACCTGTTCAATTATTTCAAATCTGCTCATGATCTATTCGCCACCTTGGAATTTGTTCTACTACTTACTTGTTAACCATCAGAGGAATCAACCGATTTGCATTTGGGGTACCCCAGCCAGATGGGATATCATATCCAAATTTGGCTGAGCACCAATTGCAAGTACCATTTGCTCCAACAGTCACATCAGTTAAGGCCTGTGCTGAAGCTCCAAGTCCTGGGCCAAAATCTCGGTATAGATTTTCATGGATTTTACCAACTGGCAGTTTTCCTAACAGAGCTCGCTGAGCATTTACTACTGCAAATAGAGCAGAGATTTGTGGAGTTCCAGCACTGGTTCCTCCCATTGAATACCATGTTGGGGTCTTTGCGCCTAGCTTCGTGAATGCTACATAATGGCCAGTATAAGGATCAGCGTTGAATGATAGATCAACACCAACTCGAGTTTTTGGTAGACTTGATGGAAAGTTTAGACCAGACTGCCATGTTGGCATTGGGAATTGTGAGCTAAATCCACCACCAGTTCCTTTCCATGATGTCTCATTTCGACCAGTGTCTGAATACCCATTAAGAGTTGTTCCGCCAACTGAGACAACGCTTGGTGATACTGCAGGCCAATTTGCTTGATAACCATAATCGCCGGCGGCTGCGACATATGTCATGTTTGGTACCGCAAAAATTGGTTCTGAGCCTTTAACAAAGGAAGCTTCCTGTGCCACGAAACTCATTGATACTACGCCAGGCCCAAAATTATTTGCTGTTCGTACAGCATCAGCCAAGGAACTTACCAAGGCATTCCGACCCTCAATTACAACTTTACGTGCAAGTGGTGCGATGGCGTGAGCCCATTGAACATCTAAAGCAGACTCTGTTGCCCACACTCCATCATATGCAGGCTTTTTATCACTCATGCCACCGCCAGCAACTGAATAAACAACGGACACTGTGCAGTTATTTGGCGCAGCCGGTAAAGTTCGGGCGGTCACTGGGATTTTTACTTCATTACAAACAGGCAGATCAAACTTTGCGCTGAAAGAATTAAGGTCGCTAACCAGTGAAGGATTATCAAATGCCACAACAATATAAATTGTCTGGCCAGCACCAAGAGCTGCAGCCTGCTGTGGTGTTAGATTTGACAAATCTTTTGGAACTTGAGGCAGACCATACGCTGCTCTAATTTGAGCTGGAGTATATACGATTGGTGTGCGAGGAGTTGATTTACGATGAACGCTATTAGGATTGGATTTTTCTTGTTGGATCAGATCTGAAAGTTTCTCATCAGTTAGATTTTTGGTGTCAGCATCTAAGACGGTTGAAGAATCTACTTGAAATGGAGCTTCAACGCCTTCAACAGGTTCAGGCAATTCAGCCGGAAGACGATGGAAAGTCGGAATTGCAGTAGGATTAGCAGATGAGGAACTGCCCTGCGGTAAGTGTTCTGGGAAATTGCAGTCTTCTGGATTGTTTGACACTTTATCGCCTTCTGAACTTGAAGAGCCGCAGGCTGAAAGTACCATAGTACTAATCGCGGCGGCGATAAGAGTGTTAAGACGAAGCTGATTCTGTTTTTTCATCGTATTTCCTTTAAAGTTCAACGGTAGTGGTTATTTCAATGAGTAAAAGCGTAAAGCTCAAGCACCACGCACTGCTCAATCAGTTCTTCGCGAGTCTTATAAGTAACCTTAGTGACCCCGGCATCTTGTGCGACTTTGCGAAGTTTGTTGGTTGACATCTCTGACAGTTCTTGACGTAGAGCTTGTTCAACTTCCTTGGTGCTTTTCATCATTTTTCTCCACGATGATTGACGGTATGACAATATAACATAAATCTGCGGGCATGTAAACTGTTTAGCGCTCATAATTACGATGAGCGTATTGGCATTCGACAGTTTTTCTGCCAACATTGTAGTATATCACATCTCTGTTAAGATGTAAACAGGTATTTAAATGAATCAGGAAAAGTGGGTATTTCTTCTATTTGACTCTTTCAGCAAGCTTGAAAAAGTTTGACCCATCACGCTTGAGTTCTGGAATTTTTTCTAAATCTATTCTCCAAGCTTCTTTAAAATTTAGATTTCCACGATGTGCTATGTTTGAAGCTAGATTGATGAAATGTATTTTATCAGAATCTGGCATGTCCTGTAAGAGTTTCTTGCCAAGATGTGCCCACATCACATATTCGCCGTCCATAAATTTTTTAAATTGTCTGTCTGTTAATTTTTTGGATAAGAGTGGAATATATTTTACGTTGATAAGTGGATCGTGCGTTTCTTTTGTAGCCACCTTCCAGATCAATTCGCCGACTTCATCTTCATCAGGTTGAATATCTTTGAGCTCGGCACCATCGATCACAAACACATAGCCGTATTTTCTTTCTGGCTTAATACTCGTAGAACCAGCATAGTCACCGCCAATTGCATATATTTGGGCGTAACCAATATCTGATGTTATATAAACGTGACCTTTTACAGGATTTAAATTTTCTTTTGATTTAGAGACATCTTTAACTAAAGTTATGTCCCCTGGCTTTAAGCCATGTTTAATAATCTCATTAAATGCTTCTTCAGATGGCGTACCATGATAATACGTTTTTTCCAAGTGAGTTTGAAGTGGTTCTGCTTCAAATAATTTTACTAGTCTCATGATTTTTCCTGTTAAAACACAATAAGATTATTTACATGACAAACGGTATTGGATCCTCAGGATCATCAACTTGATCGGCTAATGGATCATAAGCAGAACCAGAAAAATCATAAACCTTCTTATGTGCGTTTTCGTCGTAATCAGCAAGACGTGATAATATCTGCATAACAACCAAAGTTGCTGCAACTAAGTCATCAGTACAACCGGTTTTGGCGGCGTAGCTTGCGCCGGCTGAAACATAATTTTTAAGCTCAAACAGTAAAGCGTCCGAGTTAATTGTTATGCCGTTTGATGTTCTCTCAACTAAACTCTTCAACTGCAAACACGCGAGAAGTTTCGTTTTGCCATTGGTGTTAACGCCTAATGTTAATCCTTTTGGATCTGACGAAATAAGTTCGCCATCTGGCGGATTATCATCATTAAAATAAAGTGCGGCAAAGCCTGCCCCGACCCCATTATTTTCAAAACTCCACGTAATTTCTGCGGTTTTTTGTTGGCCGCCAATTGTTTGCAATTTTTTAATAAGCCAGCTCACCCTACCATAGAATTTTGAGATGTTCAGGTTATTGGCTCTAATCTCAGCAATCTGCTGCAAATCAGGAAAACTAAACGCAACAGCTGTTGAATAATCCTTACCTGTGCCTGTTCCTATATCAACACCAAGCAATATTGACTGTAGAGGTTTTTGTGGATACCACAACTTGACACCATTGCTATCTTCATCTGGCTTCGGAGGTCTGATTTGCGCTAAGGCAATAGAGTCAATGAGAAGAGGATCAGTTGACAAAAATTCACAATCCAATTCGATTCTGGCACGCAGTTCTCCGAGTTTGCCAACCATCTCCTTGTAGTATTCTTCGCCTCTTTCTGGGTGCTGATACCAAAGCGCTTTGACCGGCACGAAAGAATTTACGCCGGAATTTGCGCCGCGCCATAACTGAGCGAAAAGATCACTGTCAGTATTTGGCGTCGATGAAACAATAAATTTACCGCCGGTTGAAAGAGATGGCGCGATCGACGCCCACATTTCATCCTGAATTCTGCGTCTCAAGAACGCAATCTCATCAATAAACAGTAACGAAGGAGAACCACCACGACCAGTTTTTTCTGAAGTTGCTTCAGATTTAATTTTTGATCCGTTGTCAAATTCAATTGATGTTCTTGAATAATATCTGCAACCAGGTTTTAACCAAGCCGGGAGTTCTTCATACGCAAATTTAATTCTCGATACGATTTCAACCGCGTGGTTTAAAGCCTTCGAAGCAATGACACATAGCTTATCATCAAGAAAGCAGGTCATCCAAAGAATGTATACCGCAACAACCGTGGTGTTATGGCTTAAAATTCCATTCGTGTAAAAAACATGGTTGTCATCAGCGAGCTCGAGATCATACATTGTCTCGGAACGTTTAAGTTTTTTGACAGACAAAACTTTCTTCAAACCTAGCTTCGTGTGTACTAATTCGCCTTCTTTTAATTTTTTCAAATAACGTTGGCCACGCTCAGACATAATAATATGATCATCCGCGGCAGTTAGTGTTTCTTGATCTTCAACTTCAAGCTGCCAGGCTTTATATGGGATCGTGCGAAGCACTCTAGAAATTGGTGACCAACCAGTTGGCGTTTTAACAAATAAGTTTGTGTGCCCTTCTCCAGTAAATTTTAATTTACCATCTGGACCATCAATTTTTGTATCTAATACATTTGATCTAGCGGCCAAAGTGGCGACGCTGATAGTTTTTTCTTTTAAACAGGTGAGAACAATTTTGTGTTTTAAAAAACTTATAATTCCAGGCTTTGCGTTTTGCTCTAAATTAATCGGAACCCGCTTTTCAGCAAATACTGAATCATAAATTTTTCGATCAGCAAGTTTTAGGATTATTTTTTTGAGGCCCTTCGGCGGTTCAATAACATCTATTACGGTGTTTGTGGAAAAACATTTACCCATTTGGCGCGACGCAAGAATAATTGAGTCTTTATTATTGTGAATTGAGTCTATCATTTCCTTCTGATATTCATACAATTCCATGGGCACCGTGCCTTTTGTGGGGTGCTGCACCTTGACATATTTTTCAATAAAATAAATTGGATCATTCATGCAGCGCTTTAACTCCATGATATTCTCTGGAGTATATTCCATTTCCTTAAAAGCGCGTTTGATCTGTGAATCAGGCATTTCTTTTTGGTTCCCAAATAAATTCTTTTGTAAGTCTTATAGATTCTTCACTTAACAAAATTTCAAAATGATTAACGTACAATTCTTGTTTTCTGGCACCTCTCAACGCATGTTGACTTGCAACAGAAACAATCCCATCATTTGGTTCTCGCATAATAGGTAATGTTCCGGCTGTACTAATCAAATTAAGTGTTGGAACAATCGCGCCTTTATTTTGTAAATTCAAAATTACGTCTGAATATTGACTTAAATCATTTAAAAATCTATGTTCAGGATGAATCCATTTCAAAATATTCGCAGCTTTAGATCCTCCGAAAGGGCTTGCTAAAGTTACTATTTTTTCAATTTTATAATTTGCAGCATTACGATGTTGTGACATCAATACAGCAAGAACTCCGCCGAGTGAATGACCGATAATAGATATTGGCGTGTTAACTGGCAAGGAAGAATAAACAAAGTTCAATAATTCTGGAATCGTGTGCGTTGGTTCATATTCGATATGGTTCACATTATGCTTCGGAAGCATTTTTTCAAAATATGAAAAAGATAAACTGGAGCAGTTAGCGCCATGTATGTACCAAATTTCTTTTCTTTTCGCCATTTTTAATCTTCTGTTTTTGGCGGTTCGTTATCAGTTCTTAATGCTTTTAGAATTGAATTCCTATCAGCGACAATTAAATTGTTATTGACAGTTTTAGGACCATTGTTGTAAGGTACAAATGCTTGATTTCTTTTTATTCTATCTGACTTCGTTCTTGATTTTACTGCCATGGCGTTCAACGCAATATTTAGATATGTTGCTGCAACTTCGGCCGTTCTAGCCGCATATCGTGGATCTACAATTTCGATCATCTCTGCTTGTTGCTCAAATGCTTGAATTGCCTTATCATAAACTTGAGTTATATTCTCATCAATCTGTTTATCTTCTTCGTCTTTATGATCTGGCGGTGGTTCTGTCTGTTGTGTTGTAGCTGGCAAATTTGATTCTGAATTTATTTCGGTTGGTACAAGCTCGTTATGTTCTTGATTATTTAATGCATCGAAGTATTCACCAGTCTCTAAATTAAAAACTTGTTCTAACGGATGTTGGCGTGATGTCATAAGAACTCCAGTATTATTGCGCATTTACTATTTACTGTTGACACCACGCCGTCATCATATTTGGATAATTTGGCGTCTTTTATTCTTATCCGACGCCAATTCTTCTTTTACGCCTTATGCCTCACTTTGCTTTTTAATCAGATCTACATTTCCAAATTTACGGTAAAAAGCTATTGAGTAATCAAATGCTTTTTTATATTCTTCTGTTCCTTTTTCATACCCATGAGCAGCTAATTCCTGCTCAATATGGCGAACTAGCGGCATCTCTGCTTTTAGCAACTCAGGAGCATCTTCCATTTTATCTGATTTTTCGAGTTCATCAGCACATGAAACATCTTCATCTTTATAATTTTCTGCAGTCGGTTGAACGGCTCTGGTCTGAACAAATTCCTCTGAGCCATCCGAAGCACGTTTGCCCCATTTTAGTGTAGTTGCCACAGGAGCCCGTTTCTGTTGAGCGCGAGCATCTGCTATGTCAGAGTGAATGTTGCCAGTAACTTTACCATTGGCCATAACTAAACACCAGCCTTCTTCGGGATCTCCTGTTCCTTCTTTTACAGGATCCCAAACACCTGCCATACGCGCATCGCGTTTTGAAATAGGACCGGCGCCGCTATGATAAACATAAGCATCTGGACCGCGTTTACCAATACGAGCTTTACCGCCCTTAGAAATAATATATTTTGCGAATTTTTGAGCATCACGTACGCCCATAAACATCTCAGTATATTCACCAACGTTAGCACCTTCATATGGGCTTTTATGCATGACAACTGGCAAATCTTCCATTTCTTTATAATTTTCTAAAACACTCTTGACGTCCCATGTTTTATGACAATGGTTACATTCTTTTTCATGATCGCTATACGTTTTAATGTCGGCGCTGTGGCAGCCTGGACATAATTCTTTCACAAATTTGACATCGCCAATTGTTTCAATCTCGCCGCAAACTACTGGGTTACCATGGGCGTTTTTCTCAGCTTCAGCATGAGTTTTATAACTTGCCAAAACACGACCATCATGAACAGAAACAACATGGTGCAAATGGGATTGGCTGCTTTCTTTCACGAATTTGACATCACCGATTGTTTCTATTTCTCCAGTAACTACCGGATTTCCATGGGCGTTTTTCTCGGCTTCTTCGCGCGTTTTATAACTTGCCAAAACACGACCATCATGGATAGAAACAACATGGTGCAAATGAGATTGGCTGCTTTCAAACAATTGTGATAATTTCATTTTTTAAATTCCAAAAGTTAAATTAGTTTTATATTTATTAACGTTTATAAAAGATTTAACACTGCATAAGAAATATCTTTTTTATCATAATCTAAAAGATAATAGCTATCACACGCAAACATTATTTCATGTCCGGTTGAAATAGCTTCATTTAAATCGCTATTGTGAATATAGCCGGCTCGTGGCGACAAGATAAAATCTTTCAATTCTGTTAGGTATGAATCCATATCGTCAAACGGATCGGTTAATCCAAAGCGTCGTACCGCATAATTCTTTGAGGCTTTAGATAGCGGCAAATTAAACCAGTTATAAGCATCTATAACATTATATGACCAAAGATAATTATATCGCCCTATCGGAAAGAATAAGCATGGAGTTCCATATTCTTCAGCGATCTTAACATCACCAGTAGTGAACACGGCTTCAGACCTATAATAAATTCCAGTCATACTATGCATTGCATCATTTAACACATCGTGTATTGGGCCATACGTATGTTTCGGTTTTCTATTTTTATCAACTGTGAATTTCTCAAAGGTTGAATTAATTTTAGAACCACGAAATAGTGGATTCTGATGATGCCATTCTTTTAAAAATGGTGAACAGTCGCGTTTAATTATCTCTGCTATTTCTTCAGCACTTTTGTCTTGTTCAAATAGATACTGCTTGAAAGTTTTCATTATTAATGACCTTTGCGTTTACGATTTAAGCACGTCTTGGCAAAGTTGCGCCAGCCATTCAGAATCAATCATATCTTCTCGATCTTTTGGATCATTTGTTGTTATAGCAATGTATGGTCCAACAAACCAAACTTCGCCTGATTCTGGCAATCTTTTAAGCTGGTCAAAATTAAAAATTTCAACGCCGAGCTGCTCAGGCGTTAAATTATTTTCTAACCAATCCCAGAGATCATCACCGAATTCAGTTTCTATATCGCGCAGGGCGTTTTTTACATCGTTTAACGCGTGTTGCAGATGGTATAACTCATCATTGTTAAATGAGAATAAATCTTCATGCTCATTCGCATAATGTATTAACTGCTTAACTGAATTAGATAATTTTTTAATATCATCAAGCGAGTATATGCCGCCGCGCGGGAAACTTAATTCTTCACGCGAAATTAAGTTTTTTAATTCTTCATCAAATTCATCAATGATATGATCCAGCGCGTCCTGCGCTTTTCCTATTGCATTCTGAAGACGCGTAAAAGGAGAGATATCTGGCACAGAATAATTAAAATCATTTGACATTACGGCGTATGAATCGACTGAATCATAGGGAATTATTAGCCATGGATAACCATGAAGCTTGGCACCGTTAAAAGATGGTGTCATAAAACTCGAATATTCTCTTGGGGGCACATTGTGCCATGACGAGTGGTTAGACGCAAATGATAATAATATATTATTTCCGTCTGTGAACGTAGAACTTCTTCGTGTTTTTCTTTCGGCCGTTATCAAAAAACGGTAACCTTTGTCGGTCGATGTATATTCTGATGCGGCCACCGCCATTCCGCGATATAGCGGTTGCACCCGCCCTGAACATAAACTTGCAAAATTCTTTTTACAGTTTCTTTTTAGCAGCTCAACGAGCGTTAAATAACCATTATTACTTTCAAATAATTGTGATAATTTCATAATTTATTTTCTATTCACGTTTTCAAATCAGTAATTTTAGAATATCATCAGACGGAATTGCTTCAGGATGATCAGGAACCAAATAATACTCATCACATGCAAACATTATTTCATTTTTGCTGGTGGCAGCATCACGTAAGCCAGTATCAAATTTATACATTGCTTTTCCTGACATAACATAATCAAAAACATCGTCGAGATATTTTGAACGATTTTCTGGATAGTAAACTAGTTCTCCAGATTCTACCGCTTCTGAGTCGCTGCCTTGTCCAAAAAATGTATATGCGTCAGTGATTAATGGTGACCAAGCATAATTAAATTTTCCTATCGGAAAAAATAAGTAAGAATTTCCATAATCATACGCTGATCTGCGAGACCCAGTTGCAAACACTGCTTCAGTTCGATAATTAATTCCACTCAATTCCTGTAAAGCAGTATTTAATGTGTTGTGCAACTCTAATGAGGCGTCCATTGGTTTTCTATCTTTTCTTACGGACATTTTTGTAGTCCACAAAAGAAGTTTTTTACTGCCACGATATAATGGCAATTTATCGCCTATTTCCTTCAAGAATGGCGCGCAATCACGTTTTATAATTTCAGCAACCTCTTCAGCGGTTGAAGTATTTTCAATTGAATTATTCTGTTCTAGAAGATATTGCTTAAATGTTAACATATTATTCTTCTTTCATTTTAACTTTTAAAATTTCCAAAACATCTGATGCCAAATCGTCATATGAACCCCAAGCTGGAAGGGCATAATATTCATCACAACGAATCATAATTTCCTGGCCTAGCTCAGCGGCATCTTGTAAACCAGTATTAAATTTATATTTAGCTTTTCCAGAAACAATAAATTCAAATACATCATCATAATATTGGTTTAGATTTTCTGGATCATATTTTATATGCTTTTTTAGCACAACATCAGATAAATCGGCCTGCGCGAACCACTCAAATGCATCATTAATTTTTGGTGACCAGGCATAATCAAAATTCCCAATTGGAAAAATCATATGTATGGCGCCATAATCTAGTGCTACCTTTTTGTCATGCGTGACAAAAACTGCTTCAGAACGATAATTAATTCCGCTCAATTGTGTAAAAGCTAAATTTAAAATATGATGAACTTCCTTCGAAGTATCTTTTGGGATTCTATCTTTTCTTACTTTAATCCTTGTCAATGTTGAATGCCTAGAAAGAATTCCGCGATATAATGGCAGTCTATCTCCTATTTCCTTCAAGAATGGCGAGCAGTCGCGCTTAATTATTGACGCAATTAGGCTCGGATCGTCTAAGTACTCGTCAGTTTGTTCCTGAAGATATTGCTTGAAAGTAATCATAATTTATTTTTGATTTAAAAGCATGATGACTTCCTCAGCCACATGTTTCATATTATCATCGATCGGCAGCAAATAATAATTATTACAATAAAACATAATTTCATTCAAACTTAGAATTGCTTCTCTTAAATTTGTATTATGCTCATAGTTTGCTTCACCGGAGATAATAAAGTTTTTTATGTCTTCAAGATATTGTGACTCATGCAGAGGACTGTATTCGATATAACCATCTTTAACGGCATAAGATGATTTAGCTAAATTGAACCACTCGAATGGATCATTGATTATTGGCGACCAGATATATTCATACTTCCCCTTTGGGAAAAATAAACATGGTCTGCCATATTCTTTTGCGGTCTTCTTACAGCCAGAAGCAAAAACAGATTCAGAGCGATACCTAATGCCAGTCATTTTTTCAAAGGCTTCGTCGAGCGCTGCGTGAATTTCTTGATTGAGATTTTTTGGCTGCCTATTTTTATTAACGGTATATTTTTTAAAGACAGTTGGAACATTCTGACCACGATATACTGGTATAACACCTTGCAGTTCTAATAAAAAATTAGAACAGTCACGCTTTATAGTTTCTGCAATATGTTTGGGATCTTCTGATTCTAAAAGAAATTCTTTAAAAGAAATCATGATTTGTACCATCCTTCTATTTTTTTGGCCAACTCTTCTTTGCTGATAACCGTTGGCACAAGGTATGACTGGTTGTTATCCTTAAGAGATTTAATATATCTTTGGCCAACTGGGTTTTCAACTTTACTTGAGAAAAATGACATTGTCTTTTTAAATGCATTATTTAACGCCTCATCGGTGAGCTCGTTATCGTCATTTTTGACCGTGATGAAAAATCCAAATTTACTTTGAAAATATTTTCTATTTTCCTCAGCTGACTGATGCACATGTTCAATAAACTCTGGATCAACGCTTCGGCCTATTTTTTGAGCTCTCAGTTCAGCACGTTTCATTGCGGTTTCAAGTGGAGTATCAATAAAAACCATACCGACGTCATAGCCAAGAGATTCAAGGATGCCAGCACGGTGAAGAATATTTGAGGCATCGTTCGAGGTGCCGTCAATAAACAACGGCAGCATGCCATTTAGATAGTTCTGTAAAGCGCCCTTAGTAATTCTTCTGGCGTCATCACTAAAAAATAATTTCCAGGTTTCACTGGTTAGTGGCATTTCTTTTTTGGCTGCCAGAAATTCAGAAGCTTTATCGGTGTTGACAATTCTAGGTTCAACGCCGCCTTTGATCTTTTCTGCGGTGTAACTTTTGCCCGCTCCAGGAATTCCAATAATAAAAATGGCTTTGAAAATTCCTTTGTCTTGAATCGAGTCTACTAAAAATTGTTTGAATGTAGTTTTCATTTTAATCATTTAACGTGTTTTTCAATTTCTTTTGAGAGTTCAATCAACGCATTGATTTTTTCACCTTTGGCATTGCGGGCTTTAGCAATGGCTGGTAGCCACTTTCTTCCTGTACGTAATGCGGCAGCCACCCGATGATGACCATCGTCAAGAGATACGTTCGGCGCGGTATCATCTTCTGAATTTCCATACCTAAAAACAGTAACTTCAATAGGTTCAGAAAAATCCATATTTCTAGCAACCTCATCGCTAACATCCAAAACTTCCCTACCATCCTGAGCCAATGGGCGTTCAATAATGTTCACTGGCACATATTTGATTTCAGGAATAACCGCCAATGAATATTTTTGTCCAGGCGTATAAGATTCTGAGATGAATTGCTTGAATGTTATTTTCATTTTGGCTTAAACTTTTTTCTTTAGGTTAGGTGAAGAAGGTGCCGTATTTAGAAATATTGATTTTTCCGTCAGAATTCGGAATGTCATATCATGCTGAGCGGCAAACGCCATGGCCGAGCGCCATTTAGCTTCATTAATCGCGATTGAAAGTTTATCATAAGTATTAGATTTTTCAGTCAATCTTACTTCTTTCATTGGCTTAACTTCGAGTAATTCCTTCTTTATATTTCCCTGTTTATCCTTATAAATGATTAAAAAATCTGGATAATACTTGTGTATCTTGCCATCAGTTGGCTTCAAATATGGGATCGCAATTTCTTCAGACGCGTATCTTAGAATTGATGGGTTAGTATCAAAAAATTTTAAGCATTTTAATTCCCAGCTCGACCTGAAAAATATATTGTTTGGATTGCCAATATATTTCTGAGGATTTCTAGGAATAAATCTACCCTTCATTGTTCCCATATCTTATGGAGTTCCCAATATTAATGAGGCTTTAATAGCGATTAACATAATCTATTATTTACACGCGCAAAGGTTAAAACCGTAAAAAGTAAAATATTTTTACGGATTTTAAAAATGTTTAATAGGATTGAATGTTTGGCCCAGGACCAGAAGTCTGAACTTTAGTGGGATTAGTTCCGGCGCTATCTACCGCAACACCAGGATTCGTTTTAGAGAATGTCTGATTGATTTTACCGGAGACCGCAGTACCTAAAATATTTTGCCCAATTCTTTTTGTCGTGGCTTCAACGCCAGGTAATTGGCTTGGCAGTTTAACTTTATTGACGGCGTTTGAAATGGCGGTATTAGCAACAGTGTTAGCAATCTTTTTGCCAATGCCGAGAGCCAAATTCGTTAATGGACCCGGCGGTTTATCGGGACCTGCCGTTGGCGATGGAGCTGGTGGCCCATAAATTTCGCCGCCGCCATTTAAGTCAAGAGCTGACCAATTTTTTATACCAGCCTGCTCGGTTGAAACCATATCAATTGATAAGGCATCATATATGAATGATACCCTCATCACGTTGCCGGCGCCGCCTTCGGCGTCAACATCATCCAAATCGAATAGTTGAATTTTTGGATTTAAAAAAGTGAAGACGTTAGTTTTCATACCATTTTGGAAAATTTGATAAATCTTTAGTTTTTCCAAATACACCATTTCTTGCGCCCCGCCATCACGATACGCTAGATGGCCGGAAGAAGCCGCGTAATAATTCCCAGTATAACGATCATTTGGGCTCGTAAAATTCATACCCTGTTCTTGAAAATTCTGTGGTGAGAAAGCCGCAGGGCTATTCAGGGTTTTCATTCTGGCCATCGGGGAATGAGCTCGGCGATATTCTTCAAAAAAGGATAATACCTCATTCTGCTGATCATCATAAAATTCCATGTTCAGCGGTTGATAATTTATTCTTTTTAATACCTGAGTTCTATAATTGTAAAAATTGACTTCTTCATAGTCAAATGTTATTGTTGGGCGATCAATCTGCTTGACGGCATATTCAAAAACTTTTCGAGCATCTTGACCAACTTTTTGATAAGCTGGAGCAAATGTGAATTCAACTTTAAAAAGAAAGCGATGCTTTGGCGCGTATTTAACCATCTCTGAAGCATAAAGAGATGATTGAAAACCATTATTTCTTAAATTTGTAGCTAAAGCCCCTGGCGTTACACTATTTGGTCCAGCTTCAGGTTTGCCTATATTACCTAATTTTTTTCCAATCTGCATTCTGCCAAATTCATCTACCTGTGCAGAAAAAATATCAGAAGCTTGCTTTTCTAAGGCAATGTTATTAGCTGAAAGTAATTTTGAAATGTCGGCCATAGGATTCTTTTAAGAGTTCACTGATCTATATTTACACAAATTAACTATTTTCCAAAATCACATTTCTCAGTACATAAAATAATAGGACTCATGCGAGTCCTATTATTGGTTTTAAATCAATTAAGCTTAGATAGTACCGCCAATCGCTGAGCCTAAACCTTGGCCAAGAAGTTCTTGACGTGCATGATCGAACTGAATTGTCAATGAAATCTGAGCTGCTTCAGAAGCTGAATAGTCGAGATCATTCCAATCCACGGCTTGAATGAAACAGCCTTCAATTGTCCAACGCTCAACAACACCCTCGTTACCGTCAAGCATTTCGAGTAATGTTGCAAATTTATAACCAGAAGCAGTTGGTTCTGAATTTAACCAGTTGCCGTTTGCAAGATCAGCACCAATTAAACGCTGCTGTGTTTCAAGCTGACCTTGAACCACGAAAGCGGCGGCGCCGGTGATATCATCTTCAATCGTCAATGATAGTGGAGACCAAGTGTGCTTGCCAGCAACATAAGCACGTGAGTTATAACGATCTAATTGTACAGTCTCAAATTCAAGCTGAGGACGTGAAGCGTTGACAACTTGAGCTTGTAAATCTCTGCCATTGTTTCCGGCAAGACGAGCAATACCAACAAACTTCACCTGGAAGCGGTGTTTGAGTTTTGGTGCCAGGATACCATTTCCTGAACCCGGAATACCAACTTGTGTGAGGACTGCCATATTAATATCTCCATTTAAACGAATAGGTTTCAGTTACCTGAATTCTGATACCTTATTTATCAAAAAACTAAAAATATTACTAAAAGTTTTGCGAGAGATATTAAGATAAAATCCATTTGGTAGTACCGCAGTCCCAAATTCTGTCAAATCCTTGAGCTTGGGCCAACTGCCATTCAGTGAGTTTATTATCTTCGGGGCTTTTGACCAGTCGGTGTTTCATTAATGCTGAACGGTGCTTACGGTGTTTATAATCAGCAGTGTACCAATAACTAGGTGAGGTTGAACCTTCAAACTTAAATCCAAGCTTTTCATAAAGCTTGCCAGAAGACCAGCGCCGGTCGGCATAAGAAATAAGAGGCAAATTTTCTGTATTATAATTTTTCTGAAAATGACTTAATAGCTTGCCAGCACCACCAACCACACGAGTGTTTAACATCGAACAAAATCGGCTTAGCTCCCATTTTTTACCATCGCCGCCTTTTACCATATTAGTTTTCTTAAAAGTAGCAACAGATACGAGCTTTTCCGACGCAAATAGGCCAAGTCGTATTGTTGATGAATCTGGCCCCTGAATATGATTTTCTTCTAAGAATGAATTACAAGATTTAGGAGTAATTAATTTTATTTCTAAATCTCTGGCATGATATTTGACGGTGTGAACGCCGAGTAATCCTGACACACGCGATTTCACAATTTCCTGCTTTGACTGCCATTCATCTTCAAATATAGTAATTAGTGTAATTCCTTGTTTAGCCGCAAATTGCGTTTTCCATAATAGGTGCTGTCTATTTGGATTTTGTTTTTCACTGTGCCAATATAAGCCAGTGAATTCAAAACCTAAATTTAAATCAGGTATGTAAATGTCGATTTCTTTACCACCAAGTTGTTGCCTATCATTTTCAACTATCTGTCCAGAATAAATCTGCTTTATGAAGTTCGCTACCTCTTTTTCTGCCAACGAAGTGCCGCTCTCGCGTGGAAAACATGTTGGGCAATATTTTTCTTTTCTATCAGATGACTCGTTAAACATCTGCTTCGTGAATTTAAAAATTGAATTGCAGGTTAAACATTCAAGCACTACGTATTGATCTTCATGACGTAATACTGAACAATTTTCTTTTTCTGCTATTTGCTCAATTCTTGCGGCGGTCTTTCTAAATTGATGATTGTTCTCACCAATAAGTTTTTGTTTAATTGCCAGTTTGGCTTCTTCACTTAGTTTTTTGCCAAGCATTGGCGGAACGTAACGTTCGCTTTCACGATATTTAAGTTGGGCAGCTTTCAATCTTTCATATTGTTCAGGCGTCAATGAGCTATTTTTATTTGCTTCAGATATCTTTTGTTTAGTTTCAGCTGAATGTGTTTTTCCAAGATTCCAATGTTTTCTTTCACCGGACGCATAACTCTGTTTGGCCGTTTCTGACAGTTTTTTCTTTTGCTCTTCAGTAACTGGTACGCCCTTATTCCAAGTGGGTTTGCCAATTTTCGCTTTTGACATTTTCGATTTTGTCTGCTCAGAGAAAATTCTGAGTGTTGCCGTTGGAAACTTTTCTTTATATTCTTTTGTGGTTAAACCATGTTTTTTAATATGTGTTGGCGAAATCATAAATTCATGTGTATATCCACAAATCATACAAGTCAGCATTATAAATTCCTTTGAAGTTGCAGTAAAGGTAATTGTATTTACTTCTTTAGAAAAAGAAAAAGGGAGCATTATGCTCCCTTTTACTAATCAAATTAATGATTATAGTTCAGCGCCAGTGGACAGAATCGTGATTGGGATGTAAATAAATTCAGCCGCTTTTACTGGCTTAACAGCAATCTCAACCCATAGCTCATTTCTGTCAATTCTGGTTGGCGTGTTATTTGTTTCATCGCAAACACTGACGAAATCATATAAACCGCGCTTAATCAGAATATCATTCAAGAACCCATCGACCGCACTCTTAAGATTATCGCGAGTGATAGGATCATTTGGTTCGAACACGAATGGCTGGGCTCCTTTACGTAAATTGCGCTTGATGTACATCATCAGACGTGAAACGTTTACGCGGTCAAGGGCTGAAGCAGCAGTAGCGGATGTCTTCTGACCCCACACCAACATACCACGGCCAGGGAAGAAGCATAACGGGTTGATATTCTTAAATGATTCATAAAGATTATCGCGTTGACCTGCATTCAGATTTGTTTCAACGAAAGTTGTAGCTGAACCGAGTGTTCCAGACACATAACCAAGTTGACTTACGCCAGTGATTAAACCACGCTGTACACCAGCTGGAGCAAACCAAACATAAGCTTGATTGTCGCTGTAAGCATATGTACGGAGAGCGATACCTGATGGGGCGCAGACAACGTCTTTACCATCCAGGTTTGAAGCAAGACCCCATGGATAGTAGTAAGCAACTGAGGAGCTGCTCTTACGATCTGAAGTGAGTGACCATTGTGCAACTTGCTCTGGTGTCTTATCATTTGGGGTATCAGCGATCACGAATGCTTCGTCGTTGACGCTGGTAGAAAGAGCGAGTAACTCGTCAACTGCCTCAGGATAACCAGGAGCAAGAATTAAGTTGTACTCATATAGTTCAGAACGAACTTCCTGATTTGAGTTGATTTCAGCTTGGAGGGCAGTTGCGATAGCGACGCGCTTAGCGGCATCGTTGGCGCCAAGTGGATCAGAGATTGTTTTTGTAGCAATTGTGATTTCAAAGGTATCACCAGCAGAGAATGCCACTGAACCTGAATTGATAATAAAGGTGATGTAGTTATTATCATAGGCTACGTTAACTTGGCCGCTAGTGAATGGGCCGCTGACTGAACCAGTAACTGTGAAGTTGGTGGCATCGGTGAATTCGAGTGTCCATGTTTCTGGAACAACTAAAGCATCAATTCCTAAATTGTTTAAGAGACCATTGCCTGTTGTTGGTGTTCCAGCTGTGTTATTGTAACGGCCAGAATGATTCAATGAACCAGCTACGAAACCATTTTCACGGTACACGAAGCTTAATGTGAATTTGTCACCAATCGTGAAGGCAGTTGAACCTGAGGATAAATTGAAGTTTACGCGGGTTGAGCTGAATGATGAACCAGCAGACACTGTGCCGATTAAGCCTGATGCTGAACCTTCGACCGCGAATAAAGCAGTAGCGCCACCTGTTACGCAAGTCACCGTGATTGTTTCAACAATAGTTTTTGCACCAACAGTAACGCCAGAAAGAACGCCATTGCCCACGCCTGAGTATGTTGGTGTAGTTGGGGCAATTTTAACTGGAACGTCTTCGGTGAGTGACAGATCGCGAAGATCAACGTTGGCACGAACTACGAAAGCGCGATTACCAATTCCTAAAAATTGATTTAAAGCAAAAAGACCATATTCATTACGAGCATCACCGTGTTGCGCAAGACCACCAGATGTTTCACGGAATTTTGGAATACCAAAAAGCTGTGTGCTTTGGCCGATTGAAGTTACTGTTCTAACAACAGAATGCTCATTAGTACCAGCAGCAGGGGTGATGCCATTTGGTTGTGTTTTACCTGCCTCGGTTGCAACGAAGAAAAGAGGAACGGTTGGGGCAGAAACCGGGATATAGAAGGATTCGTCAGTTATTGATACTGATACTCCTGGTGCGACCAAAGTTGGCATGATAACTCTCCTAATCAAATATTATCTAATTATCTGTAATTTAATCGATTACAGTTTTCTTAAATTATGATGAAGTATTTATGCTTTTTCCGGGTTTTACTAATGTTTTGAAGCGTATTTTCGAATAAAAAATGAATGAATTTTGAAAAATTAGTAAATATTAGTGTATTGGTACATAATTGGTACCACTATCTATTTTAAAGGAGATAGCAATGGGCACAGAAATAGCAGACATGCTTGCAACAATTCCTGGTCTTAAGCAAGATTTCAAACAGGATTGGACAGAAACAACTAAAGAAGACTGGAAATATGATTGGGATGAGACTGAAGGCGATTCATTACCAGAATAATGATTTCATGATGTAAAATAAAAGGACTCAAAAGAGTCCTTTTTTTCATAAAGATTAGTTAGAAGTATCAACATAAAGCTGTATGTATTCCTATGAAGATTATTGTTCTCCAGTTACATCAAACTCGCCATACACTGTTTGAAATGGTTGAAGTTCTCCATTTTCATCGAACTCCAATGGATTAAATCCATCTAAATCACCAAGACGAATTTTAATAGTACGCACAATTTCATCACGCACGTCCATCGGCGGACTTAACCAAATCGGTAATGAAAAGTTTAGTGACCACACGAGAATTCTGCGATCAGTTGCGATCGGGTAATTTTCCTCATTGTTAATGCCAGTAAGTTCAACTGTCGTAATTTTTGTCCAGTCGAACGCCGCATCAGTAGTTTGTATCTGCAGAGTTGGATCGAAAAGCATTAGTACTTGCTCGAGAATTTGATGCATCTGCTGAGTATTAGACGCGTAAATCGCTAATTCTATTGACAGTGTATATGGTATAGGCATGATTCTTGTAGCGACACGGAGGTCGTCTGGATACACACCACCTGCCTCCATGAATACCTTAGCATCTTTATATCCAACGCCTTTCCTACGTTCTGGTGCGAGTTCAATTCCTTGCACGTAAGCACTCATGATCGGCAGATAAAACGTACGATTTAACGTATTCCCTGCGCCAATCGCCGCAACCACTCGATCCTTATTGCCGACGTGAATAGGCACTGGCACAGTAATAATTTCACCATTTTCACCCTTCCCTGATTTGACTTGGAGACCGGTGAAAATTGCGCAAAATTGTAGAATGTATGATCTCAGCTGCTCATCATAAAAATATTCATTGATCATAATTTAGTCTTTATTAATTTAGCTTTTGGCAAAAACTCAGTTGAAATTTTTAAATGCAGTTTCGCAAAATCGTTTTCTACAATCATAAGATCATTTCGGAATTTTAACAGCTCAGTCTGCAGATCTTCTGAAACTTCACCCTGATTTGCTTGTTCAAGGGCCTGAAGCAGATAATCATTTGCGTTATCTAAGTTCTTTTTAACTACGTCGAGCTGTTTACTTAGCAGCAGAAGACTAAATTCCTTCGTGTCGACTATGCTTTTAAAATTTTTTGTCATAATTATTTTTTCTTTATAGATTTTTTAGTGGTGCTGGTTAAAATTTTTCGAACACTTGGTTTAAATGAGCTGTATTCATTTCTACGATCGCTTTCAAGATATATCCATTTATTCTTCAAGGCTGAATAACGAAAGAGTTTTGAAGGAATATTTGTAGATTCTGGATAATTTAATCTAAAATATTGTCCATCGGTTGAGCTTGGTATGTCTGGCAGCTCATAACCTTCAGAATAACTTACGCCAGCAGGTGGCAGCGCATCTTCAATATAAGCATCTTGCGCATCAGTCGTATTTGGTCTTTCTTCTGTACTCGACTTTGCTTTAGTTCCACTTGCTAATGATTGAGAATCTTGACCAATTTCTGGCACCGCATCTTTTGCTTCAGCTTCAATTGCTTTTGTGGCGTCCAGCGCAGCTTTATTTATTTGTTGAATTTCGTCAAAGAATGAAGCATCGTCAACAATAAGCTGTGACGGGGTTGGTCCAACTATATCTCGAGTCTCAATAGATGGGATAAGCTGTTGAGCTTGGAAGCGATAAATTAGTGGGCGCCACTGTGGACTAAAGCCATCAGCGGCCCAGCTGGCGTCAACAATTTCTAAATATTTTTTAACTGGTCTGAGATTATGATCATACTGCATTTCGGCCGGAAGCTCGATAATATCGCCAACAACTATTGGACGTCCTAATGCTCTAACCATTTCAGCAAATGAAACAGTGAATGCGTATTGCTCTGCAATGTTCAAACCGAATCTTCCCAAATCTCCAAAATTATCAGCTGGTGAATATTGACAGAAAATTTGAACTGATGAGGAGGCATAATCTCTATCACGATTTTCTTGTAACAGCATGTCTTGAATGTTGTCTAATGAAGTCGCCTGATAATCCATTAATTGCAGTTGAATTACTTCCCAAGATTCTGAACTGCCGATGCCGGCAAAAGCTGTTGGAATAATTCTCCAATATGGAGCTGGCGCCGATTGCTTTAGATTTACTGTTTCTAAATTTCCGGTATTCGGCAAATTGACAATATCAACTCTCTGCCAAGCTAAATGAAGTTCGACGAAAAAGGTATCTCCAATGGCAAATGGTATTGTCCCAGCAGAAACTGTTAAACACACTATTGAACTTCTGAATGGTACGCCTAGCGCCGCTGTTCCAATTATACCAGCACTTACGCTTGCCACGGTGAAGCTTGTTGGGGAAGTTGCTGTTATAGTTAATAAATCTTGTGTAGCTGCAGGTTCAATTGACGTTATTGTTAATGTGCCATTTCCTGCGCCAGTAAAACTAGGCGCTTGTGCTTCAACCTTGCCATCGGCACGTTCTATTTTTATCTGTTGCGCTCTTTTATTAGGATTTGAGCTTTGCTGAATTTTAATGGTAGTAATGTGTTGAAATACTGGTGCAGGCGGACCGTATGCTTGACCTCCAAGAGGATTTTTCTTAGTGCCAAAATTATATCCAATGTATGACGGTGTAGTGACCACTGCGGTTCCTACTTGCGCTGATCTCCATGTCAAACTTGGCGAAGTTATGAATGCATTAGATGCGGCATATCCAGCTGCGGCACCACTCGATAATGCTGAACCACTGCCGGTTAAATCGACTAAACGACCTTGTTCATGAACTCCAAGTAACTTAAATACGTTAAGAGGAACGCCGGCAATAGCCAACTGTTCCGCCACATATTCTTCTTGAATCTTCTTTTCATTTTGTAGACACTCCGAATCCGCGTCATTAAGCCGCCAAGTTCCAACGCATAGATCCGGAGGAGTATATGGTCCAGTTGTCATCTATTATCCAATCAAAATTCCAGTGTTCACGAATTCCACGCCACCATTTCCAACTTCATAATCATTTAGCTGACGTTGGAGTTCAACTTGCATTTCAGTTGCTTGGGAAATAAGTTCAGCGCCATTCAGAGTAATGCCACCATTGGGGCCTGGCAAATTACCATATTTAGAACGTATGTGACCAAGGGTCATCATGAGTTCGCTTTCTGCCCAAGCTTGTAACCACTGTTTGGCGTAACGATCAGAAAGAAGTTCTTGTTCTGTTCTTTCCATCACACAGTCAAGAACGATTCTTTCTTCTCTGAAGATTTTACGAAGAATTAATAATTCTCTTTTTGCTTCATTCCACGTGAATTGGAAATTACCAGCAAAGACGCGCTCATATTCTTCAGCGAGCTGGTGCGTTAAATGAACTGATAAAATATCAATTGACGCGCCATATAAGAATTGCTGGAAGAAAATCTGTGAATAAACTGCGGCGTCACCACCATACGCGTTAAAACCGATAGTTGAAATGCGGTGAATTTTATTAACGCTTACGACCTTATCGGTGCCAATTGTTGGGTCATTCAGATAATATAAACTTTGATCTAACTGTAATGGCATTACGATAAATTGATTTTGATAAGCATTATCAGCGCGTGATCTGAATGTTTCGATCGCATTATCGATTGCAATGTTGAAATGTTCTTCATTTAATTCATTACACACCGCAGGATAGCCGAGTTGTCTCTTGAGAACTCCAGCTAATCTGAGCCGCTCTTGATAAGACCCAGTTGTACCAACAGAAGTTTTGTCAACCATCGGCACACCTTCTTGGTCATTATTTGCTTTTGTCCAAGATGTACCATTAAAGATTTGTAATTCTCTGTTATCTTTGTTGTAGAAGAAGGTACCGGTAGTTGCGGCATCTCCGGTAGGACGATCTGCATCGCTACCAGTTTTTACGGAGCCTGTGCCAGCTGGAACCCACGCCATCCCTGACCACATCTGAACTTTATTCGTGGTTGGATCATAGTAAACTTGTCCAAGCGTTGGGTTTAAAGGAGGTCCTACGTTTTGATCAATGTTTCCACCAAAAACCGTAGGCGCCTTTTCAATCCGCGCGCTGTCTAGTGGATATGATTGAATGCCATATGGATAATACTGTAGAATGTTTGAGCAACCATGAACGCTTGCATAATATAGTTTATTTGGATCAACATTAATAACTGTTAAAGAACCTGAAGCTACTGAGTCACCAAAAGCAGCGTACGCTACGCCTACAACTTGCGCATCCTCTATTTCACTTTCAGGATTAGCTAAATCTAAAGATGGAATGTATCTTTGGGAATCTATTGGATAATTGACGGATGAGATCTTTTTCTCTGACAATAGAATAACATAACCGGCTAAAGCTTTTACACTTGATGGAATAGTCCAAGATAATTCAACAGAAGTAGGAGATGGTCTAGAAAGCTGAATAGTTATTAGACGAGATTCTGCCCAAAGTTCTGCTGTTGTGATTTCGCTAAATGAATTTGCCATGTTTTTGAGCCTAAAAAGACAATAAATGATTAACTATTTATCGTAGAGCATATAAATATAGCATCTAGATTTGCGCTCATTATGGGAAAGTCATATCATGAAGCTGGTTCAATTATTTGAAGAAAAGGTTAATCCGAAGTATCTTGAATTTAAAGGATCGCAGCAAAAGCGCGCCCTCAAAAAGGCGATGAAGAAAGAAATAAAACATTTTGCGAAAATGCCTCATGACGATCCAGAAGCCTATCCTGAAGATTGGACTGCTGACATAAAGTATAAGAAGGAATTGGCTAAGATGGGCAAAAAGCTGCCAGTAAGCAGCCACACTAAAAAATATAAACAGATGTTTGGCGAAGACGTTGATGGTAATGAAATTACGACCCAAGAAGAATTGGCAAATAAATTCTATTCTGTTATTAAAAATGAGGTTGAGAAATCAAAATATGGAATTGAATTAAACGTAAGCAAGTGGAGAAGAGCAAGTGGAAATTGGAAAACTTTAGAAATAAATCTTGAAAAGGACGGCGGCTTCGCTCAGGCAGTAATATGGAAACATCCAGGTGATGAGCCCGGAATGACAATTTATCGTTTCCAACAACATGATATATCATTGCCGAGCAGCATGAGAGGTGAGGGCTTAGGCGGTGAGATGATAAGAATATTAGCTTCTGGCTATAAGGCTGTCGGTTTAAAGAAGGTGCCTATACATATGAATGTCAACCCAAGTTTTTGGGATGCCATGAAAAAGAAGCATAAAATATTTGAATTTGTTACTGAAGAGAGTTCAGTAGACACTGCGTTAAAGGCCAAGTCAGAAAAAACTGGAATTCCAGTAAGTATACTAAAGCAGGTATGGCGACGTGGCATGGCAGCGTGGAGAACAGGTCACCGCCCCGGTGTTGTACAAAATCAATGGGCGCTCGGCCGCGTCAATAGCTTTATTGTTGGTGGCCCAGCCAGAAAAGCAGATGAGGATTTATGGAACAAATACAAAGAGGGCAAGAAATAAACGCACCATGTGATTATGTTGAAGTGTTAGTAATGCCCATGCAGGGCATTACAATAACCGGCTTAATTAAGAAACATAATTCACACGCAATGGCCCAGGCTGACGTTGACCGCGCCCTTGAATTGTTTAACCAGCTAAATGACTCAAAAGTGCCAAAAGCTGGTGAAACTATAAAAATTCCTAAGCTTTAAGAAATTTATCAAGCGCCGCGATTTTAATTGTTAGCAGCGCCTTCTGCTTCATCAATTCGCCACCAGCGGCCTGAACTGGATCATTCCCTAGATCCTTAGAATAATACCCGACCCGGGCCCGTAGTTCGCCTAGAGCCATATTTGTCAGCTCTAATTCATCTTGCAGTTTTGATAAAAGTTCTTCAGACGGTGAGAGCGAGCTCATTGTTTTCCCCTTTTGTTTCTGCCATGAAGCTTGGCGTAGGCCGATTTTTCCAAGAAGCAAATTTAATTTTTGCATAGCGATAATAATTATGATATGCCTCGATGCTTTTGCCTGGCACTTTATATTCGTCTGGCATTGCCTGAGGAGGTTCTGTGAATGGAAGGTTTGCAATATTTTTTGGTGGAGTTTTTAAAATCTCATTGAGCTTAGCATTCGATGAATGGACTTTGCCATATCGATATTCAAACTCTTTGCCCAATTCAACGAATAGTTCATACAACCATTCGTAATTTCCTAAACGCTGTCTCGCCCAAACGGCCGATGGATGATTTGCATGAGTAGAAAGATAGAGAACGCTATCACGTTCATCTGGTAATTTCCACCTTTTTGTTTTTCTACCTGAATCGGACAATTCTTGTGTTAATGTTCCATCAAGAATTCGATGAGCCGATGAAAGCAACTGTGCATATTCAATAATCATTTTGACACAATGGCGATCTACGTGGTATTCGGCGCATAATTTATGATCGTGATGTAGATAGAAGATATTCATTTAATTTTTCCCAGTTATCTAACAGCCCATGTGATTCATTGATTAGAATTATATCAAACCCTGCCTTTTTAGTAAATAAAAATTTTGTTTTAGTCATTTCTTCATGAAGTTTGTATGTCCATTTAGATTTTATCTCTACTATTAAATTTAGTTCATGAATGTAAAAGTCTGGGTAATACCATCTAGACGTATCTTGGAAAATATATCTAATTTTGTCTGGAACAGAAATTGAATAATCAAACTCTTCCGCAAAATCTATAAAACTTCTTTCATACGAAGATCTAGTTGTAAAACCCTTATATTTAAATATTTTTGGATGATTGACTAAAAATCCATTACTTACACCATATCTATCTTCTATAGTTTTTTGACGTTTTTTGATAGTTTCGGGAGTTTGAACTAATCCACTTTTAGCCTCTCGATGCTTTTGTTTAAATATGGGATCATTTTTTAAACATTCCTGAGAACAATGTTTTAGATATCCAATGCCTAAATCTCTAAATTTCTTAATTTTGCCACAACAACATAGTTTAGATTCGGTATTCACATAAAGTTGATAATATTCTTCTCTAGTTATGTCAGAATGTGTATGAAAAATGTGCTTTGCTAATCCATTAATATTTTTAAATTCTTTATTACATATTTTACACGGTGCCATATAATAGTCTCCATTTTATAGAGACTATTTATGGATTATATATTAATTACGTGCTTGTTACAATGCGCCTGTGCACATAGCCGTGGGTCATGATCAAGATAGAAGATGTTCATTTTATTTT